GGCTGTCGCCAAGGCTACAGGATATCCTGTGGGCATATTACGTACTGAACATGAGCGCGGGGCTCGCGCTTGGGCAACAGGACGACGACCTGGGGCTTCGCAGGCCGCATGGTCACGAGGTCGTGTGCTCTCATTCGTTCAAGGCGGTAAGACCACTAAGACTGCCGACAAAGATCTATATGCGAAGGCTAACAAGTCTAGAAAGAAGAAACCATAATGCCATACGACACTAAGGGTAAGAAGAAGAAGGGCAAGGGCGGCAAAAAAGGCGGGAAGAAATAGTTATATAAAACTACCTCTGAATCTGTAATGGACGTATATGCGCCTCGCGTGTCATATATTTATATAGAATGTTGTTGAGCAGACTGCTCATGTAGATACCATCCTATTAGGAGGTGCTCATGACTAGCATTGATGTTCTTGACCTAATACAGATTCAAACCGATTCAGCCACTATCAATTCTCTCTACAGGAAGAAATCAATCTCTTTAGACAACATCCCGACCTTAGACGATCCGTTCGATAATCAGTACTTCGTGCTATCTGCGGGGCAACAATCCGCGATCTGTAAGGCTGATATTGAGCGAGATGTCGCTGTTGTTGTCTCGTCAAAAGATGTTGAATTCCAAGGCGTAAAACCTCGCGACGCTCGCCAAGTGTGTATGATGGAAGGTCTACGCGAATCTAGTTTGTTCGTCGCGCTTGGAGGCGCAGGAACGGGAAAGACCACCCTCGCGTTGGCCTATGCCGTTCAGCAAAAATTTCGCAATGATAAGAAGATCGTACTATGTAAGCCCACTACATTTGTTGGCACAAAGAGTAACGCGATAGCAGCGATACCTGGAGATCACCGCGAGAAAATGGCCGGATATATAGACAGCTACCTGTGTGCCATTACACGCATCTTAGGTGATTATGCAGAGCATCACGTCGCTGAATGGGAACAAGATGGCTCATTAGAGTTTAAACCCCTAGAGCTCATGCGTGGAATGCACTTTGAAGACTGCGTTGTAATCCTCGATGAGGCACAAAACACATCTCCTCATGAGCTGTTAACGCTCCTTAGCCGTATAGCTGATACTTCAAAACTTATTATACTAGGTGATAGCTTGCAAATAGACACAGAGGTCTTGTTTGAAGAGACAGGGCTTGGAACACTCGTCCATTCAAATGGATTTCTTGACTCCGATGTCTGTGCGGGTATAGAGCTAAAATCACAATATAGAGGCGTTCTCGCAAATGTAGCGATAGACGTACTTACTGAAATTAAGGAAAAACGTGAGCACACAAACAATTAATGCGATCAGAATGATCGTACTTGGCGTCTTCTTTAGCTATCCAATGCTACTCATGGGTACGTTGCTTGATGCTGTGTTGGTTCTTCCCCCGCTTATTGTGGGCTATTACATGTTTATTAGTAAAAAGATGACGTTTATGATCGTCGCCCCTAGACACATCATGTCTGCGATTAAGGATTACGCTTCTAGCCCATACATCCAGGACAACATCGAAAATATAGAGCTCATCGTTTACCACGAATCAGCAGACGAATTTATGAGCCACGTTGATCCTGAAGAGTTTCAAATTGAAGATTACATTGATTAGCGATCTCTTCCCACCAAGGCGCGCAATCCCATTTACGACTTGACACATGATGATGCCCTAGCACACCTCTGAACGATTCGGCCTGTTTCTTCGTCAACGACGCAGACGGCGCTAACGTGACTAAGGGGATATCGAGCGCTATGCACAGATCTTCAATAACAAGACCTACTTGCTCAAGTATGCGCCCATCAAGACTTAAGCACTCTACAGGACCCTTAATAGGGTTCTCCATAATAGAGACGTCGTAACCTCGACTTGTGTAATACTTGCCCCACTTAAGTGATGGCTGCTGACATATATCAATGCCGATGCTTTGGTTGTTCATGAAGCCTGCGTGCCAAGACTTGTGCTGAAGATCAAGATATTGATACGTCACAGCCTCGTCACCCACAAGACCTATTCCTGCGTGAGAAGACACCTTTCTAGCGCCACTGAAGCAGTTATACAGGTGCTCAGGATTAAGACCTCCCCAATGAACCACAAGGCTCTTTGGCTTCGTCGAGGCGAACCTTCTTGGCGTGTAATGACCTACGGCGTGTATATCAAGACCATTAGGGTCTTTATATTGAATCACGTTCGCTCGACCGCCTAGCGCGTCTCCGCGATACAAGAAGCCTCCGCGATCCTTCTGATCCGCTAAGATCACGCCCAATGTTCCAGGCCCAAGCTTTCCGTCAATAAAATCTTGATTATCTTGGCGGTGTTGAAACTCGAAGGTTGCTTGCGTCAACTCGTCGATCTGCCTATGAAGATTTTTCCTGTTTAAATTAAACTCCTCAAAGAACCAATCGGGTAGTCTGTCTGAGAGGCTCAAACGTCTTAGCGCCCTCGCGTTGTATTTATAAGCGCTCGACTTGCTGCTTGTGGTTTCGATTGACATTACACCTCATTTACACTTGCTAAGAAAAATAGAATTATTTAACATATGTGTATGTTAAACCTTAACCTTATGTGTGATGACATGACCCGAACAATACAGTACACGCCCGAACAGAAGGATGCTTTTGACCGCATCATCCAAGCTATCGAAGATAGTCCTGAATTCCAAGAGCTAAAAGACTCGTTCGTCTACGAGGATCAGGGCATTGGTTCTTATGAATATTGGGGCTTTAAGGGATTTGACTCTGAGATGGTTGCCGTCCCTAAAGAAGAGAAGAACGTCACGCTTGACTTCGACATTCCAGAGTTTGACTACTATATGCACTCGATTGATGTTGAGATGAAGAAGTACGACATGTATGGGGATAAGATTGTCAATGAGACGTATACGCTCTGTATATCGTACTGTGGTAAGAATGAGATACACATTGGCTAAGATTGGATTAACGCTGATGAGTGACCAAGACGCGATAAAGATTAATTTAACTGATGGTGGGTTTGTGCGCCTTGTAGATTCTATGGGGAGTGACCTATCTGTGGTTAACTCTGCTCGGGTGTCATACGACACTCAGGTAAGCGAGATGCGACCGGGCAAAGACGATCGTCTTATTAAATATCTATGGGAGCACCAACACAGCTCTCCGTTTAGACACGCTACTGTTCAGTTTCACATCAAGGCGCCGATCTTCGTGCTACGCCAATGGATGAAACACCAAGTGGGATGTTCTTGGAATGAGCGCAGCGGACGATATGTAAAATTTAATACAGAGTGGTGGTATCCCGAGAAGCTCTCATTTGAAGATGACAGCAAGAAACAGGGCTCAGGGTACACTCTACCTACGGCGCTCAATGAAAGGGCATTAGGGGCCCTTCAGAAGGCTTATATAAGTGCGTACCAATCTTATGAGCATCTAATAGATTTAGGCGTCGCTAAGGAGCAGGCTCGCGCTGTTTTACCTGTAGGTATGATGTCTGAATGTTATTGGACATGCTCTCTTCAGGCGGCGCTTCACTTTTTAACTTTGAGGCTTGACGCCCATACTCAAAATGAGACAAGATCGTACGCATGCGCGGTGTACCAAATACTACACCGTACCGAGCAATTTAAGAGCGTTCTTGACATTTGGCGAGCAGACTTTCTGAAAAATAGGCCTGAATGTGTAACGCTCTTTTCTCATTGATTTAGGACAGAGCATGTTAAAGAAGGTAAGCTTTAAGCTTAACGATGAATTTGTACTTTCTTACGCAGACAAGAAAGTCCCTTGGGGTCCTTTGGGCTATTTCGTATATAAGCGCACATACGCACGCAAAATCGAAGGCACAGACCGCACTGAAGAGTGGTTTGAAACTGTACGACGTGTCGTTGAAGGCACATACGCCCTTCAGCAGTCGCACTGCAAGACCATGAATCTCCGATGGGATGCTGATAAATCTCTTCGATCTGCAGAGAAGATGTACGATAAGATCTTCAATATGAAATTCCTGCCTCCCGGTCGTGGCTTGTGGGCTATGGGTACTGAGATGGTGTGGACAAAGGGTTCAGCAGCGCTGAACAACTGTGCCTTTATTAGCACCGATAACATTGAAGACGACCCTACCGCCCCCTTCACTTTCCTTATGGACATGAGCATGTTGGGTGTCGGTGTTGGCTCTGATACTCGCGGCAAGAACCGCGTTGTCGTTCAAGAGCCGAACATAACAGATGAGCCTTTTGTTGTTTCTGATGATCGAGAAGGTTGGGTTAATCTGATCCGTACTGTCATTGGAGCGTATTTTGGGCGAAATGATCTGCCCGCTGAGATCGACTACTCTGAGGTTCGCGCTTATGGCGAAGACATCAAGGGTTTTGGCGGCGTAGCGAGCGGGCCTGAGCCTTTGTCTCGTCTCGTAGACGACATTAAGCGCGTCCTAAATGAGCGTGTTGGGGGTGTGTTGAGCGGTGCCGATATTGTAGATATCCACAACTACATTGGTAAATGCGTTGTTGCTGGAAATGTGAGACGAACCGCTGAGATCATGTTTGGTGATCCCGATGATACAGAGTTCCTTGATCTTAAGACAGACATTGATGCTCTAGGAGATCGTCGTTGGGCTTCAAATAACAGCGTATTTGCGTATGTTGGAATGCCTTATGATGAGATTATTAAACGTGTCGCGAACAACGGCGAGCCTGGGTTTATCTACTTGGACAACGCTAAGCGTTTTGGTCGCCTAATAGACGGCCCTAAAGAGAGCGACACTCGTGTCAAGGGTACTAACCCTTGTGGCGAGCAATTTCTTGAGAGCTTTGAGCTTTGTAATCTCGTTGAGACGTTCCCCGCGAACCACGATTCTCTAGAGGAATATCTTGAGACGCTGAAATACGCCTATCTGTACGGCAAGTCTGTGACCTTGATGCCTACTCATAATCAAGACACGAACGCTGTGATGTTGAGGAATCGCCGTATTGGTGTTGGTATGAGTGGCATCGTGCAGGCGATCTCTAAATTTGGTCGTGAGAAATTCTTGTTCTTTGCGAATGAGGGCTATCGGATCATCCAAGACCTCGACACTAAATATAGTGAATGGTTATGCATTAGCCGATCTGTAAAGACCACGACCGTAAAACCAAGCGGTACTGTCTCTCTCTTAGCGGGCGCGACTCCTGGGATTCACTATGACCACAGCGAGTATTACATCCGTAATGTCCGCTTATCCGAGGACTCTAAGCTTGTACCGCCTTGTATAGAGGCAGGATATCCTGTTGAGCGTTGTCAATATCAGCCTGGATCTCTTGTCGTGTCTTTCCCTGTAAAGAGCGTCAACTTTGAGAAGTCTAAGAGTGATGTGACTGCGCTCGATCAGCTCTCGTTGATCCGCGATCTTCAGACGTATTGGTCGGACAACAGCGTCTCGTCTACGGTTACGTTTACTAAAGACGAGGTAGAATCTTTACCGGAGGCTCTCCGTATGTATGAGGAGTATCTCAAGAGCGTGTCGTTCCTGCCTATTAGCGATCACGGTTATGCACAAGCGCCGTATATTGAGATCACTAAGGAAGAATATGATGAGCTCTCCTCAAAGATCACTCCTCTTGACGTGCAGGATGGCCATGAGGTCATCGAACGCTTCTGCGACGGAGATGGCTGTGATATCCCAATTGAAGGCAATTAAATAAATTTGCTAAGAATTGTGGATTCGCGTATTATATATACACGTTCAATGTGACTTTTCTATAACTCGCCTTGAACATGTATCTATAACCCTACTAACTCATTGGAGTTACTGATGTCTAATACCGATAATCCACGTCGTTACGCCTTCCCTGTGGGGCAAACCACTACTGATGGCAGAGATCTTGTCGCTGTTGATGAGCCTTGTGCAACTCAGAAGATGGAGCTTTTGTCTGAGGCGTTTGCTCGAGGTGGTATGGATGCTTACAACGAGCAGATGATGATTCTTAAGCGATACCCGCCCGTTGAGGTGCATGATCTCGACACAAACTCTCCGGCGTGTCGCGCCGCATACAAGGACTTCCACAAGATGCTGAACGAGTGTCCGGTCATCCGTCGTGCGATTACGGGTAAATGATATGAACTACGATCTTAAGAGGATGAACAACGCCGTTGGCGTCATCAACTTGTCGCAGGGCTACGCAGTAGACCAATATATCGAGGATAATTACTTATTAGACTCAATCATCTTCGCTAAGGGTCTTGCCTTCGCGATTAACGTCTCGACGCGCGTCCGGCTTGATGACATTGACGTGCCTGTCTACTCACACTTACAGGCGTTTCGATCAAAGGCTATACTTGAGCGCTTGCGAACATCTCAGATTGACGCAGAGCTCGTCGATGTCGCGGAGCGCTCGGGGATGTGTGTATTTGACATTAAGCATATATACTCATTCATTAAGCGTAACTACAACGCTAAGAGTCAAAAATCATTCCTAGCAGGCTTAGCTTAATTCTTCGAGACATACACACGCAACGTGTAGGCATACTACTAAGACAGTCTCGTATTAGAATTCAAATAACGCTTATAAGCGCTATAATAAATTTGCTAAGAAAATAGATTATCTGTAATATACTTACATGATCAATAATGATCATGACCCTTTAATCTCTTGTTTTAATGGAAACAACGATGCAAGAACAAAACACCCTTAACCTAAACGAGTTGTACGCCGACGCTAAGAGCGTTCGCGACGCTATTAAACAAAAGGTGGCGCACTCGCGCAATCCGATGATAGAGGTATTTCACGACCACTTTGAGATCGCACTTCGGACTCCACCAATTCTAGCCGACACTGGCTTTGAAAAACTTGGCGACATCACCGCGTTCTCGGACGCGATGCTCGCAATCAAGGATATGTGTCCTGACTATTTCGACGTTGGATTCGCGATTAACTCAATTGGCGAGATCGTACTGTACTACCGACCGAATGCCTTTTATGCCGGGAACACGATGGCGCAGATGGTCATAGAGTCATTCACCCCCGAGGACATCGAGATTCACGTCCTGAGAGAGAGTGTCAATCGCTTTCAGCGCCACATGCGACGTCGCTTGACAAGCACACAGGTCCGTGTCGTTAACGAGCGTACGACTGCTTCTCGTAAGACTCAACATCTTCGCGTCACTGAGAAGACTCCCGCAATCTCAGTGCCTTTTGATTGCGGTGCTCGCACGTCACCCTATGGCCGCGATTATGTTGTGTTTAGCATGAACGCCGTATACGCAGCTGAGAACTTCGACTTGGGTTACAATCTGTCGGAGCTGATTGACCTAACTCGCCAAGGCGTGATCTCATTCTTGAAGACAACTGATTCGACTTGGATGTGGGCGCGCCAAGACGATGACTATCGGATTGCTCCTCTTTGCTACGAGATTGATTGGGATCTCGACGAGGAGGACTACGTTCACGCCAACGCGGGTGAACCTCTCCCAAGATTCCTTGAGCGTGACAACCTTGAGACAGCGGATGACTTTGTTAACCGCATCACTGAGGAGTATGGCTACTGCGTCTCAGGCATTCAACCTGTCGTATAAGGAGTTATTATGACAGCATCTGCATACTTCCCCCGCGCTGAAGAGATTGCCTCTGAATATAAGGGCGCGAAGATTACCCGAATTGATAACTATTGTGGCCGCACAGGGCCTCTTGGCAAGGCGCTGCGTATAACAGTTCCTCGTGTCAATGATGTTAAGTGTCCTATTAAGCGTCTCCAACACCCTCTGCTCTCAGAGCTCCGCACCGCTTACCCTAGAGATTACCACCATCATGGTTGCCTTCGTGTAAAGATCGATGATGAGAGCATCGTTTATCTGTCTTATAAGACTTTTGTCCTCCACTTATCGTCATAGCATTGACAAAGGAAATCGCAATGGATCACGATTTTAGACTACCTGAAGAACATAAAGAGCTCTTGGCGTTAATTAAGAAGAACAACAAGGTTCTTGAACTCCAGCAGATTCCTTATGGAGATAACGCTTTCTTGCTTCTTGGGGCGCTACGATTCAACCTAAAAAGGGGCGGATGGCCGCGAGAAGACGTAGACAAGGCGGTTGAGCTCTGTATGACTGGAGACTATGAGCGACTCCAACACTTCGTAAGCGTTTGTCTGCTTCATCCCAAGAAGCACTAGACTTATATAAAACTACCTCTGAATCCGTATGGACTAATAATGCGTATACCAAGCAGAATGTTCTCTATCGACACAGAGCGCACGTACTTCTATTTCCGTCTAGCCACAGGCACTTTGTCTGTCTCTGATGGAGACATCGTACATAGCGAGCCTGTCGATGACTTCCCTGATTTTCAGATAGCCCTCTCCCATTTAGAATACACCCGCATACGAGCCTTGATTAAGGCCCACTCCCTCACACACATGTACCTTCAGCATCTCGACCCTGATAAGATGACCCTCGTTTCAGGTACATACGAGATCGTCGTTGAAATATGCGGAGGAATCCGCGAATGGGATGTCACCCTTCCAGGTCTTCGGCGGCTACGAGATGACGCTAAGCCTTTCACGCTTGTTAACGCCCTAAAAGAGATTAAGCCTTATATATCTAAGGACTCGTCTCGTACACTTTTACAAGGCGTCAAGGTGGCTGATGGCTTTATTTATGCGACAGACGGCATTAAGCTTATTAGATGCCCTGTTGACGCAGACTACTCTCTGTATTTGACCGCTGATGGGGTCAAAGAGATCCTAAACATGGACCGGGCGCTCATCTTAGAGCATGAGGATCTGTTTTTCATCTCAAACTTTAAGACTACTGTGATCGCGCATAAAGACGATGATCGTATTATGGAGTTCCCTCCCGTAGAGTCTCTCATTAAGATGTTCGACGACGATACTGAGCACCCAATAAAGAGCACAATCCGTAAATCATTTCTCGATTGTAGAGGCTCTGAGGACTCGATGCTCACCTACACGATAAATGAAGACGTTCATACTTTAACGTGGGGAGACGTTACTCGCCGTTATAAGACTAAGACCTCATCGGTGTTAACGCTTAAGGCCGACATGTCATTATTACCCAAGGATCACATCTCTAGGATCGTGACAACTCGCGTACATCTAGGTGACAAAGATCAGCCAAGGTTTGTCTTGTTTCAGACAGCCGAAAACCGGACGATTGTTCTCGCCTGTTGGTGTTAAATATAAATTTGCTAAGAAAAATAGATTTTGTTATTATATATGTATTAAATGATTGTGTGATTAACAAATCACACGCCCCCCAATCACCATTAAATCTCAAAGGAGATTGACCATGCGCCATCGCAGAGCACTGCAAATGCACTCTTTCGTTTACCCATCAAGCGGTGTATCCGATAACGGCTTGCACATGATTGTTGGATATATGCACCCTGAGCTTGGGTATCTCAACAATCACCTTCATGCGAGGGCTAACACGCCTCTCGTCTTGATCTCTACTGTGGTGGTTAACCCACAACCTTTGGTTGTCGCTCCCGACTTGGTGACGTCTGCGCCTTGGCACTCTTTCTCGACCATCATTACAGACCTGTTCATCAAGAATTTTGGTAATCCGCTCTTGAGCGGTCATACGCAGCGGAATCTTCTTACGCACAACTACAGGGTCACTTGTGAGGCACAGGCTGTCGAGGACCACCCATTAGGTGGCGTGATCAACGCCCAATTTATGGGGTTCGTTCCGCAATATCGCGCCGCAGATAACTTTTTAGGTCTTGAGGAGTGTGACGAACCTTATAGGCTTTACCGCGTCACGTTCGATGACTTTAGGCAGATCACCCTCGAGGAGCGTTCACTCCTAGACTTCCCATTCTAATCCCATTATCAGCATATCCACACAAAGGCTACAACCATGTTCCCATACAACATTAGAGGTATTGACCTCAACGCAGGCGATAAAATTTCAACACCGGACATCACATCTTCAAAGCCTAAAGTTGTTCGCGTCACTTATAAGAACATTCCGATTCGCGTTAAGATTAACAAGAATGGCGCAATTGGATGTCGCGACACTAATGAATGTTTTATCAAGGCGTTCTTCCCTGATTTCTATCAAGAGTATGTTGACGAACAAGAGTCACTTCGTGGCGTCATCTCTGAACTGAGGATTCGAATGGAGCTCCGCTCGTTGTTGATTGAGATGGCCTTCAATGAGCCTAGGGCTGTGCTTAAGCATCTCCTTGAGGAGGATGCACGATGAGTGTTCTTAAGACCTGTGTCGATTGCGACCTTCCGTTCGCGACTTCCAACACAAGGGCGACACAATGTCTTCCTTGTTGGAAGAAGGATCGCGAATATGACATGAGCAAAGCAGATACCGCGCATATCTTGCTTCAGAATCATATGCGTAGGCTTATGCTGCTCTATGATCACGTTGAGAATACGCGCGCAAGATCTTCTAACTCAGGGTCTTCTCTCTCTGATAAGCAGATTAAGCGTTTACTGATCCTGTGTCATCCTGACAAGCACGACAACTCTGAGATGGCTACTGAGATGACTCAACTGCTGAATGGGATGCGTACTCCGCGTTAACCGTTTACTGTGCCTTAGAGGGCATTATATGACGTAATAGGCCCCTATTTAGAGGTCTATTATGCTAATCAGGCTATTCTTGAAAACTCCTGAAAACTTGCCTGAAAAGCCCTTCTTCAATTATAGCGTTTGTTTCCTTTTCAATACTCAATGGAGTTATATAAAACTATGTCTGAACCTGTAACACACAACGACTTTGAAGGTGCTTTTTCGCGCTTAGAGTCCATCGTGACCTTTGATGAGATACACAAAATCCTCTATGGAGACTTATCATTCGCGCAAGCGAGAGCATCAATTTTGAATCCCTATGAAGGTCATGTTATTCAGCTTAGAGGCAAATCTCGCTACCAATTTCACCCCGAGACATTGACGTGGGAGATCAACATTGAGGCCCCCGACGCCAAGAATCCCCTCACGATTGACGCGCCCCTAGCCCCCATTTCATCGACAAAACAGCCCTCCCCCTCCCACCACACTAGAGGACTATACTACCATAACAAAGTAGCGATGATCGCCGTCGCCTTACAAGCAACAAGCAAGCACCACAACATCAGAGAGATACACGTCGCCCTGAATGGAGCCCGCTTGAATCGCGCCCAAATACCCCCCGGTATACCCAGAGTAATCATAAAGAACTCCCACTCCCCCCTGTACTCATTAAACGAAGCTATGAGACAACAACATAATGGGCAATATATTGATTCATATGGCCTGTGTATGGCTTTCATGCTCAAGGCAGATCCCGATATAATAATAGGACTCAACTCCAATGACCAAGAAATTGCTACAAAACGGGCCTTGAACCTGTCATGTAGACGGATTTTTGTACGTTCTGGGGCTTTTTTTGCTGATGGATCACCTGTTGCTGTGGCCCCTGAGCACTAGAGTTGTATTTACCCCCTAGAAAACGGACACCCAACCCTGTAACGCAGGTCATTTGGTGTGTGGCGCAGAGCGGATTCTTCAATGATTATAAGCACTTACGCCACATATTAGACCCAAGCGAAAGACCCGACCACCCATTGGCTACAGCAAAAGTTTGTATTTCCCCTAGGGGAAAAGCACACCACTGGTATAGATCCTTTATAAGGGTGGACACTACTTACAGGCTCTGTGCCTTTTGTGTGGCGCAGAATAAGACCTGCGAACAGTGATCGGCCTGAGCGAAAGTTATTCGGCCACTACCCTAGACAAGAATCGACGAGGCCAAGATACAGTGACTAAGATAAGAAGCACAGAGTTTTAGAAAACTATGGTTGAATCTGTATGGAGTATCGGCCTCTCAATACAGTATTTATGGCGTTGAATCGTGGCAACAAAAGCGCAATTTTGAGGTGCAAAATACAGGTTTTAAGATGCGGTGCATTACGCTTTTGAGCACCAAAAATAAATCGCTGGAGCATGCAAAGAGGTTTGAAAAACGATACGGACTATGCTAATATACTATTGTGTGCGCCCATGCGCCCACGCCCCGCAACCCCCGAAAACACCAAGAAGGACATGTTGATGACCTACAGAAGAACCGAACCTGAACATGCCGGGTGCGTCGATAACACGACTCACGGTTATGTTGATCCCGACGTGCTCGGCAAGCGAATGTCTACGATCAGACAGCCCGCCGCGACGCTTAGAGCCTCCATCATGGAGATACGCATCGAGAAGCTCAATGAATTGTACGAGGAGTGCATCAAAGAGGGCGACTCCCCTGCTGAAGCGCATGAATACTGCTCCAAGAAGCTCAAACTGATACCTTCAGTAACGACCTCAATGCCCAACAAGAAGACTCGCGCCCGAAGAGGTATCCGCGACCCTCAAGAGCTCAACGACATCTTGGATCTACCTGTCCGCTCGATCCAAGTGGATCACCGCCACCATCGTGACGGATTCATCTTCACGGTGCGTTATCGCGGTCGTGATCGCCGGTATCATATGACGCACTCGCTCCTAGCGAAACTTAACCACCTCGAAGAACAATTCAACCTCACAGAGATGTCGAACAGAGAGCTTGATCGTGTGAGATCTACCCCACTCGACCGAAAGTGTCACTACACTGAGGAGAAACGCCGGGTAACATCGAACGACGACGCGCAGAGTCGCATGCGATTCAATCGCAGATTGCATACACGGGTCGATCCGAACAGCAATCGACACGCCGTTAATCGTGAGCAGTCATCATATGATGCGCCTAAGAAGCGACGCCCCCTGACACAAGGCGCGACACCCGCAGACAGCAACTCCCGCGTTCCCGGACCTATCCAACGCAAGAGGCTCCTCAACCGACGTTAAGCGCAACTACCCGCGCCCTTAGCCACCCACCATTCTCGATCAGCGTCAACCGACGTTGATCAGCAACACGCATGAGCGCTCGTGTTTTAAGCGCTCACCCACAACAAGGAGATTACATTGGTAATCCTACCCAAGACTTCCGCGCATCAGCGCTTTGTTCACGCTCGGTACCCTGATGCCGAGCAATTCACCTGCCCTCTCGGCAACATCACCACTCAGGCGATGTACGCAGAGTTCGAACGAGCAGCGCTGATCGCAGACGGATTTGAGAAGACCACCGAAGAGATCGACACCGACCGACCAGGTATTATCGCGGCGACATGTACGAACTATTGTGAGGACACTGACATGCAGTTCGTACTTCAATCTAAGGACTTTACAGACTATATTGACATGCTTGAGTACCTTCAGGTGCCTCCCGCCGACGATGGTGAGCGCGCACGACTCAAGATCTTCTATGATTGGGCTCACGCGCTCCACGACTTCAAGATGAACGTCAAATCATTTCAGTCTCGTCGTGATGAGCACAACCATTGGCGGTCTGTATACAAGCTTGTCCTCGAGGAGCTTAAACGCGACCAAGACGATTACGAACTGTATCTCAAAGATGCTCGTAACATGGTTGCTGTGTACATGGATGTCGTGAGGCTCATGTCACCGATGAACAAGGATCGCTCATGGACCCCTCTCCTTAAGAACTACCTCGACGATCGTTTAGAGGCGCAGAGGCGTGGGCTCGATCTTGAGTATCAGTGGGAAATTGAGAGCTTCGCGAACCGCAAGGAGCGTATGGAGCACAATAATCTCGCGACACAGCTTTATCGACGCATCTTCAGCGACTTGATCAAGACCGACCGCTTCCAGGAGTTACATAATGGGTGATCACATCGTAGTCATCTTCAAAGGCTTGCTCGCCGCAGTGCTCTTTGTTCCTTGCCTGATGGTAACTCTGTTCTTGGAGTTCCCATTGTATTCGAGCATCATCCTGTTCTGCATCTACAGCACTAACTGATAACCCTAGACCTTGATATATATCGACAGCGCGCGCAAAGAGATTTGAAAAACGATACGGGATATGATACTGTATATGTGCGCCCTGCTCGCACCCCGCGCGCACGTCGCCAACAACCAAGCACATTGACTAAGGAGTCAATCACATGTCAAACAAGACAACCCCAACCGCTAACGAGACGATCACGCCGTTCAACGTCGAGGATCTCCAATTCACAGGCACATACGCCACCACCTCTGAGGAGCTCGCGAACGAGAGCTTGTGCATCGACAACGAGCCTGACGCGCCTGCTACTCAGAAGCTCCTCGCAGTGCTCCCCGATGTTCGTGAGGGCGCTCTCGATGCGCTCAACGGCAACCCGACGTTCAGCAGCCTGAAGAAGCTTTGTGCGTTGGCCACCAACAAGGAGGCACCCGAGGTCATCGCGACCAACATCGGCAACATCGCTTTCAATCGAGGCACCACTAAAACGCAAGTAAGCTGGAGCCTGACTGACTTCCGCACCAAGAAGAACCCTTCAGCGACTCGCCTCGAGCAGATCGCAACGCTCAAGCAGATTGCGATTGCAGGTATTGAGAAGGCTTCTCTTCGAGACATGAGCAGTCGCAACGTCGCCAAGGGTCAAGGCCAATTGATGAGCCACATCACATGTATGGCGATCCTCCGCGCGACCTCGCAGTGGCACAACTTGACGCACGTCGAGCAGGCTCACTATTCCGCGCGAGCACACCGCCCCGATGCCGACGCAGTGATCGCGTACACCTTCGGTACTTCGCTTGAGGGTGTCGTGCTTGCTACAGCGATCGCGATCGCAGAGGGTCCCAACTTGTTCGCGGTGGCTATCTACAACGCGGTGGCTACTGCGCTTGATGTCGGACAGATCGCGCTCCCTGAAGGTATGATTGACGAGGACGTGACCGCGCCGAACATCAAGGTGACTGTCGTGAAGAACCCAATGTCTCAAATCAACATGGAGTCGTGACATGGGGCTTAACCTTAAGAGGCTCAATTCTGATGCACCGGCTGACCCGATCTTGATGTACGGACGCTTCTTGTCGATCCTAGATACGTTGGAGTTGTTCACGTTCGCGTGTAAGAGCTGCCACACCAAGCGGATCAACAACCCGTCCGGCAAGATCTATCCCAACTGCGAGAAGTGTCGAGTGCGTAATCTACGAGAGGGTTTGCCTCCTCTCAAGCACATGTTCGATCACTTGGGTCGCCCGACTCCTCTACATCAGCAGTTCACGCTTGATAAGGTTCTCCGCATCATCGCGAAGCGGTTCGAGCAGATCTGCGTTACCTATCAGGACGATGACATCATGGCCACCACTGCGGACTTGCTCTCCCGCTTCTTGGAGGCCAACGGGCTGTCGATCTGGGATGCTGTTGAAGACACTCCCCCCGCAGTTGACGCGCCTGTTCTGTAGATCGCTCCCCCTAGTGATCCTCTCCTGTACCATAGGATGCACTCCCCGCACCGAGATGATTTGTTGCCAACGCCTTCAGGGGCAAACGCAGTTTATCAAATCTCATGTGATCGGGGGGAACATCAAGCCGAGATTCAACCGAATCACCGACTCGGCGGTACGCGCGTACTGCAGACGCACCTCCCCGAAGGCAGTCTGCTACACATTGGAGGTCGCGCTACAGCGCTATCCCGAAGGGCGTCCTCGCGAATACGGAGAGCTCGTATTTGGGATCTACACACTGAGAAACTGCCTGTACTGCAAGACAGTCACGCTCTGCGAAGGTGATGTCGAACGCTTAGAGTGTCCACCCACAGACGAAATCGTAGAGTGACTTAAGAGCCTGTCGCGAAAGAGCAATCGCGATGGGCTTTTTCGTAAGCTGCGCGCGCGTGTAAACTCGGGTCGAGATCTCGGGGCGAGCCTGATTCCTGTGGCTGTAGACAACAACTACGGCGAAGTGCTATTAGACGAAGCTAATAAGCAACACACAAAGTGACAAGAAAAGCGCAAAGCGACTTGGCTAAACGGTTATCTACAAGCGAAAGATCAAAGCGAAAGATCGAAAGCTACAGGTGGCGGACCCTAGCGAAAGTGCTTGGAACGAGAACGAGCGCAAACCGCCATAAGCGAGGTTTTCGCAAAGACGAGCTCTACAAGCATTTTGAACAGCATATACAGCGCATCTTACGAGCGACCAAAGCGCTTACTACGAGCGACTTGCTTCTTTAAGGCAAGCGATCCTGCTTCCCTAGCCAAGCTGTGCTTGTGATGAGCCGAGCGTTGCCTGTTATTGGTATCAGCCGGTTCTGTCGTACTGATTCAACGTGACTTTTCTAAAACTTTTTTATTGCGCTCGTCTTCTGTGTGTAATACTATTGACACGATGTTGTGATAACATCGCTACACTTGAAACCGTGTCTCTTGTGACACACATACACCGCGCTTATGCGCCCAGGGTAACGCTATGAACGCTTATACTTTCCCTCGTCACTTTGCTGATCCATCACGCGATGAAATCAATGTTCTCTTGACTGATGATCATCTACGCGCTGATCTTGATGATAACGCTCGTCTTCGCATGTTGTCTAATGACTTGTCACCGTTCTTTGTTGATAACATCTCTGATCTTTATGATGATGTGCCAACCTTTCACACCGGTAACGATACATATACTCCTGATTTCTCTAATCTGCTTAAATATATTGACATGCTTGATGCTGTGATCACTGATTATTTCTTTGATGATCCTATGTTGATTGATCTCGCTATTCGTGAATGTAATTACGCATTACCACGACGATCAACAAACTTGATTCATTCTCGCTCTGATCTTTCGCGCGTCTATGCTCGTCTGTATGCTCACTATGTCACCTTCTCAAATTCAACGATTACTCATGATCGTGTGTTTAAACAAATCAATCACATGATCGAATACGCGCGCGACCATATGCCGAACGCTCACTTCATTATCACCGATGATTGCATGCAATCGCTTCAACTTCCATCCTTGATGCATTTGATTAACTATTGCGCTCTCACACCTTCGCGTATCATCTCGCATCACTTGATCCCGCGATCTGTTAACACTGAATCATTTCTTGATATCGTGCTCTACTGCAACTCACATTTTGATATGCCTCGATACCTCTATACACGCTATAATGATCTATATGAACAATCACATCATATTGACTTTGATGATCTCCGCTCAATTAATGTTTATATGACTGCATATACTACGCTATCACCGCTTTCTATGCGATACCCTGCCAACAATCATCACGCTCACAATAATGTTGATCTTAACACCGATCATACACACCAATACTACAACACCCTACCTATGCTTGATTCCGCTCCTAATGTCTGTAAATTCACGCGCTGATACTCTCCAGCCGGGTAACGATACGCACTAAAACACTCTCTAACCACGTTTAACACTCTAACCTATGTGTTGATACACGTCGCGACCGAAACGCACTACACGCGCTAATCTCGCGACGATTTGAACACTCCCCATCTGACCACTTGACCGCGATTGAACCCACCCGACCCCCAACCGCGCTAAAGCACCCTCTCCCCTGAGGATTGCAAGCCAAGCCTCTCCTATGAGGGGCTTAAGTCAAGCGACTAATTAAAGATATCAAGGTAGTAGAACAAAGAGGAAGGCGATTGATTAGCGAAGCGATTGCTTTGACCGGTGGGCGTGTGCCGTAAGCGAAGAAAAAATTTTTACGAGCGTTAGCTGTATCTCGATTTCGACCGAGATAGATCGCGATTCAAATCTGGATGCCTCGATCATGATCGCGAGGTGTGCTCGGAAGAACCACAAGAGGTACCTTGATGACCGACAAGTGAAACGAGAAAGACGCTACGGTTGCATCCTGATGTTTCCTAGCACTATCGAGCAAGAACCAAAAGCGACGCGCTAAACTCGCCAAAGTGACTCGCGAACCCCGAACAAGTGAAGCGCTTTCGCCTCGCGAACAAGAATCGAGAGCGCCTCTATGAGCGCCCTAGCTAAAAAATGTAGCGACACAAGCCAAGCCAAAACTTTACTACGGCAAGGCCACATAGCGACAAAATAAGTGGCCCGAGGTGATCAGCGACAATAGTACCTGGGTGGTACTCTTTGTTGACGTTTCCTAGGATAACCTTAGCGAAAGTTGCGCTTAAGGTGAGGTAACATCGGCTAGGCCGAAAGGCGAGACTCGGGACGAGCGAAAGTTGCGAACGCAATCTTTCGTATAAATCGCGATTTTTCGCGATTTTTGCTGTTCGCCCTGACCGAACGATCACCCCCTCATCGTTCGATCAAACCGAATTGTCAAATAATCGAAATAATGCTTGACATGCGTTCCGGACGTGTAACGCTATGCAACCTTGTACAACCTTCCCCGCCTCTCTAAATATCGTTCTGTTTAACCGAACGATTAACCTTGTACAACCTTGTACACCGTTTTGTCCGCCTCGTGAAATTTCGCGTATCGTCTCCATGAAATTTCGTGTGTCGTCTCCATGAAATTTCGTGTGTCGTCTCCACTCGATTCCACGCGCGCGACATCATCACGCTCTGATCATTCACGGGCTCGTATCGTTACGCTCTTGTGTCGATTCTACGCGCCACCTGTAAATTTTTTTCAAACTGAATTATGTAACGATTACGAACACTTACGCTGCGTCATTACACATTCAACGTCACTTTTCTAAAACTTTTCTTGACCTCCTCGATCAATCTGCTATTGTGCCTCATGTGATCGCTGTTGATCACACACCAAACCATTTGACTCCACAGGGAGACAACGATATGACATTCACTCTGAATGATCTTACTACCCTCGCAACCGCTAAACGCAACCGCGCCACCTCAATCGCTCCTGACGCTCACACCATCGACGTCACCACGCTACGCTCCGATGCTCCTCTGATCACTGATCACCCGCTCGCTACGTTCATCAATGACCTGTCAAACGCTCGTACTGTGCTCGCTAACTGCACGTCATACGATGACCGCATGATTGTCTCTGATCACGCCTCAATGTACCTCGACAACGACCGTAAATGCTTTGTGCTGTGCCTCGATGCTCACGACGCTAAACGCGCTCCTCGTACCTCTGGACATAACGTTGTGACTCTCACCGCCGACCGCGCTACGCTCAAACGCTCTGACATGCGCCACGCCGTTAACGCCTTCGTTTCGATCGCTCACGTGTCGATCATGCTTGACCGCTTTGCATCCTACCTCACGCATCCTGTGACTGCTATCGCCTTCACACGTTCACGCGCTCATGATCTCACCTCTAACGTGATCCGATATGATCACACTCACTACTCACCTGTAACTCTCGCTCACGCGACCGCTTGCGCTGTCGTGATCCTCTCTGATCACAACCACGACACATACGCGCCCGCCTTCAACGCATGCCTTGATATGCTGAACGCATCTGATCACGCGCTCACCATCACCTGTGACGCTTACCCTGACTCTGTGCGCGCTCCTCTCGCTTGACGCGCTGACTTGACCTGACATGTGATTGCGTGACTTGACTCCACATCATCGACCGCGATCACCACGCTCTACGCCTTGAAACGCGACGCTCAAAACGTCGCGTTTCTTGTTTGTGTGCTCTCCAGGAAGACACCGATATGATGCTGTGATCTCTGCGCAGCCGGGTATCGTTACGCGCTTGATCCTTTGTTTTGAATCCTCCCCCTACCTCCTATGCTCTTTGTGTGTGTCTCACCTCTTCGCCTCGTGTCTTGTGATGATGTGTCGTGTGCCTCACGCGCGCTCTAATGCCTCTCTATGCTCGCTTGCGCTCTCTACCTATACCTACCCCTATGTTGACTTGCTTACGTTCCTCTGTGTGCAATCTCGCGCGTCTTGTGTTTCCACGTTGCGCGCGTGTGTGCTATCCGCCGTGTCTCGTCTCACCTTGCTTGACCTCTCGCGTTGGTATCGTTGCGCGTGAAATCTCCACGCGCGACCGCGTGAAATCTCCACGCCTCAACCTTGTACAACCTTGTACACGCGCGACCGCCCGACCGCGCGACCGTTCGCTCAAACCGAACGATGAAAAAACCGAAAAAAAATCAAAAAAAACCTGTACAACCTTTGTACAACGATACTGTGAACGCGCGTTCACACTCGCGAATTCCTGAAAATTTCTGAAAAAAACCCGAAATCACGAACCGCGGAGCCCTGACCGCCTTTACGACGGAGTGAATTTCCCTAGACTCGGACAAAAAGTTTCCGAAAACTACCGTTGAATCCGTATAAGAGACAGAAATAACTCTTGATAAATGGCGATTTGTTTGGTATTTTACATATACACAAAGATCGCAAATAACTGCAAGACATGGAGCAATACATGACAAGACTATTCCTGTTAAAAACCAAAGGCAAAGACCACACGGGCAAGCTGTGGGGCCACTCTAAGATGCACCTTATTACTTTCGCGACTGATCTTTTACGAGAGGGTCACATATTAGAGGCTACGATCTACGAGGCGATCTTTGAGCATGACTCGTCGTTGCGTCAACTGTTGGTGTCTGTGTTGAACGGCGAATCAAAACCCACACACAACCAAGTGTGGCGTTCTACGGCCTCTGATCACGAGGCGCAGCTACAAGACGTACAAGACATTCAATCCGTACAAGACATTCAATCCGTGGAGCCATCATGAGTGACCTTGATCTTCGATTCTTTGCGTTGGGCGCACCGCGAGGCAAACAACGCCCTAGAATGGCGCGTCGTGGGCGCAAGACCATCACATATACGCCTCAAGAAACCCTCGAATATGAGCGTAGAATTCGGGAGGCTTTTCTGTTGGCTTCTTTACACGATCAACTGCCCTTACGGGGGCCACTGTGGGTAGATGTGATCGCGATCTTCCCGCGGACTAAGGCGCTCTCCTTTCGATATAAGAACGGCACATACAAGCACAGCACCTCGCGGATATTGCACGCTGTGAAGCCGGACGAAGACAACATACGGAAGTGCGTCCTAGATGGGATTAATGATTACATCGAGGGTGGTGATTCTCGCGTTGTGGGCGGTACAACCTTGAAGGTGTATGCGTCAATCGACGAGGAGTGTGGCACGCTTGTTAGAGTCCGCAATGCCGAGAGCCTTGAGGCGCTTGGCGCGCTCTACGATTTCGGCTGGGGTGCGGGCTCCATTGATGCGCCCTAATTCGCGGGTCATTCTACGCGAGCTATTGTTCATGTGATTTAGTTGCTTTAAGACCTTCTCTCGTAGAGCCTGTGCCTCGCGTTCACGCTCTAGGACTTCTTGGCGTTCACGATCATTATCTAAAACTAGATGATCACCATGATCGTCGGGCATGGACATCATTGGATTATCCATAATAGCCCCATCTTCGCTGTGATGAACCATCCCCTCATTTGTATAAGAGATGGCTTCTGTCTTTGCGCCCATGAGGGCGAGATATGTGACCGCGCCGAGCGCGATAACCACTAAGAGATATCTCACTTTACGCCTCCTGAGAGCAACCGCGTATTAAGGACTCTAATATCTGCGCGGGTATCTTCGATACGCTTGTCGATCCGCTCTAGTGTTTTAGAGATGGACGCGAGGGTAGCGGCGTTGGCCGTAGTGGTCTTATTTAGAGACTTGATCTCAGCGGCTGCGGAATCGAGGCTGTTTTCTGCGGCCTCTAAGCGTGCCTTAAGTACTGCGAGATCATTACTAAGAGAATTGATCCAAATTAGGGCTGGGACAAAACATGCGGCGCATGCTTTCCAAATGAGATCAGCCTTTGTACTTGGAGAGAGGGTTGTGGACATACGAGCCTCCGAAGGCGCATCGGACAGATGCAGATATACTTTAGGGATAGATAAAAATTACCATATTGATGTATCTCTTAAAAGCAATCAATAATCATTTGCTAAGCCAATCGGGATCATGTATGATATTTACGTCATGTGATGTGTTTATCATACATCACTTCATTCAATCGAAACCAAATCAAGGAGCAACGATGGCTAAAGAAGAGAGTCGCTCTACGTCTTGTAAGAAGACGATCTACTTCCCGAGCGCGATGCTTGATGAGATCCAACAAGAATGCACGCGCCTTGAGCGCAGCTTCTCTTGGGTCATGCAACGCGCGTGGCGCATCGCGAGAGAGACTGTACAAGAGATGCCGGGTGTTGAATTAGCAGAGACAACCGACCAACGGGAGGCTGAAGATGCTCACATTGGGTAAATTATGCACATTTGTTGCGCTACAGACATTCTCGGCGCACACACCGGACCGAACACCCCTCTCAGAGATGTCACCGTCCTATCAGCGTGTATGGAAGAAGCGCTATATGGACTCACGCATTGAAGAGTGTAAGCGTCTTGTGCGCTTCGCGAAAAATCAACCGGGGTTATCTGATAACAGCAGACTGGATGTAAAGCGCCACGAGATTCTATGGATCTTATCAACCGCCGTTGTAGAGAGCGGATTAAATAACAGCGTCGTATCCAAACGAGGCGCTAAGAGTTCTATGCAGACGTACCGGAAATACGCGCCGTGTAAGACTTGTGATTTACGGGTCGCGGGGATCTATCACGCGATCACATATCAGAGAAAACACGGATCGTGTAGCGCTGCGGCTAAGTATAACGCAGGCCCTAGAGGAACATGTATGGGTCTTGGGCGCGGATACGCCTCACTCGTCCTGAGTGTGTACGAAGATGTATGCGCTGAGGACGGCACTGAATGTCCTATTGATTGGGGGTGTTGAGATGGACGCAGGCAAATATCAAGAGTTCACTCGCACGACAGCGATCTACCCAAGAGAGACTGCGTTGTCTTATTTATGTCTTGGCCTCGCGTCTGAAGCGGGAGAGGTCTGTGACAAACTGAAGAAGCACATTCGTGACAGCACACAAGAGGACTTAACACCTGAGCAGATCACCGCGATCTCAAAGGAGCTTGGAGACGTTTTGTGGTATGTCGCTCGACTAGCCGATGAATTAGGGCTTACCTTGCCAGAGGTCATCGAAGCCAATCATACAAAGCTATTAAAACGTAAGCAAAACCAGACACTTAAAGGCAGTGGAGATGATCGCTGATCACTCCTTAGACTTTTAGAAAACTATAGAGATACTTGTATGGCTAATAACGACAATAGAATTATATCTCGTAAAGACATGTTGGATTTGGCTGATAAGGCTTTCCAATTCTGTCTTACTGCGAGCGGAATAGATCTCTATCCGTATCAACGAGAGTTTGGATTACGTATATGTCAATCTGTCTTATTAGAGGACGGCGATGAGATTACTGCTTTATTCTCTCGACAGAGCGGAAAGACTGAGACCGTTTCTTGTGTCGTGCCTAGCTTGTGTGTGTTGTTACCGACGCTAGCACAGGTTCCCGATTTAGCTGAAGACTCTCGTATCTCTAAATTTAAAGATGGTTTTTGGTGTGGCATCTTCGCCCCCAACTATGAGCTTGCGGGGATCATGCACTCTCGTATGGCATCGCGCTTAACTAGCACCTCCATGCAGGAGGTATTACAAGACCCCGATATTGACCTCCAACTCAATTCAGGGCGTAAGGTCTTGCAACTCCCTAATGGTAGCCGTGTTGACTCAAATAGCGCAGGACCGCATACCGCGATCGAGGGTAAGACTTACCACTTGATCATCTGCGAGGAGACTCAAGATATCGCGGACTATAAGATAAGAAAGTCTATTCACCCTATGGGTGCAGCGACCTCCGCTACAATCATTAAGATTGGCACACCTGCTCCAAGAATCTGCGACTTCTATGAGGCATGTGAACGTAACCGTACACGAACCCTAGAGGCTGGGCAGCGCGCTCTTAAGACTCACTTTGAATATGACTACACTGTAGCGCAACAATACAATCCCCGCTATGAGCTGTACATCAAGAAAGAGATTGAACGTCTTGGCTATGAGAGTGATGACTTTCGTATGTCTTATAGGCTCCATTGGATTCTTGAGCGCGGGTTGTTCATCACGCCTGAGATCTTAAAAGAGTGTGGAGTGCGTGATCGTAAGACCCTTCGATCTGATCAGGGATCTTCTTTTGTTCTGTCATCAGGGCTCTCTAATGTAGACCGTTCTACGGATAACCTAATCGCGTCGATTGATATTGGACGCCACAGCGACTCTACCGTCGTGACTGTCGCTAAGGTGTGGTGGGATAACCCGGACACTCAAGCGGGTGAGAACCGCTATCGGACGCACGTACTGAATTGGCTTGAGCTTCAAGGCGATGATCATGAACGCCAATACCCTCAGATCTTACAATTCTTGAGTAACTATAATTTGGGCTCAATCGTCGTTGATGCTACGGGTCGAGGTGATCCTATTTATGATCGTATCAATGCAGATTTGTCTGATATTGAGGTTTGGCCTTTTATCTTTACCCAGAGATCTAAGCATGAGGGCTACACTGTTTTGTATCAAGAGATCTTCAATCAGCGCTTGACGTACCCTGCATCTAAGGGCGCGCAAAAGAGCTCTAAATGGCGTAAATTTGTACAGCAGACAACGACCCTAGAGAAGAACTGGAAGGGTAAATATATGTCTGTCGAGGCCCCGCAACAGAAGGGCAAAGGCGCGAAGGCTCTTGATAAACCTCACGATGACTATCCCGACAGCCTCATGATGTTGTGTTGGCTGATACACCGAAAGAGTTGGAGTATTGATTATGGAGACTCACTCACAAGAAAGTCCGACATCCTCTACGACAGAGTCCGAAATAGAGGATCAGGCATCACGGCGCGTTCGGGAGCTTCCCGGAATAGATGGTGATCAGGATCTATCTATTGCTGTAATCGCTGATATCTCAGGCATTGACGCTAAGATGGTGCGTAGATATTTATACATGGGAGTGATAGGCTCAACTAGAGCTTGCGACGTTCGTGATTGGCTCGAACATCATCAACCCAACGTAGTGTGTCGCGGAAGTCGTATTGAACGAGGCCGCGTATTTAATAAGTGGAGAGACTAATGGCAGTTATTGACAGTACCCCGTTTGGTAAGGCCGATTCCCTTACGCATCAGATGCTTTTGGGTTTTAGAGAGAAACATGCCTATCGCCTTAAGCGCTATGATGAATACACGAAATTCTATAGAGGTGTGCATTGGGGCCGTACAAGGCATCCTGATGATCATTTCGTAACTATGAACTACTGTAGCCGTATCGTCGATATCCACGCGGACTTCTTGATGAAAGATGGCTTTAAGATCGTGATCCCTGATGATCCTGAATCTGAGGAGTTTGAGCCTGAGACTCTTGATTTCTTAAGCATGGCGCTTGATCGTATATGGCAGTTAAATGACCGCAACGACCTCGCTTTGAACATGGCGCAGATGGCGGGCGTGACGGGTGACTGCTTTGTTCGTGTATCCCTTAAGGAAGATGCTGTGTATGGGTCTTATCCTTGTCTAGAGGTAATCCCTAGCGCTTATGTGTTTCCTACGTTTCATGGGCCTCACGGACCGTCTCAAAGCAAGCTACATAGTGTCCTGATCTCTTACCCTAAATATACGGAGTCTGCGAACACAGATATCTTGTCTGGTCTTGACCGCGCCAATCGCAAATTTGGAGAGCCTGATCAGAGCATTGAATATCATGTTGAGCGGTGGTATGAAGACCGCGTTATCTACTACCACGATAACGGCAAAGAAGAGGTCAAGCCCAATCCTTTAGGCAAGATTCCGCTGGTACATATCCCTAACTACCCGATTGCAGGTGAATTTTATGGACGCTCAGATCTTGCGTTTATCCTACCTTTACAGAGAGAGCTTAACGAGAAAGCGACAGACATCTCGGACGTGATCAACTATCACGGCTCTCCTGTTACGGTTGTCAAGGGAATCAAGGTCACACATCTTGAGCGTGGCGCTAACCGTACTTGGAGCATCCCTGAGCATGCGTCTATCGAGAACCTTGCGCTTAACGGAGAGTTAGATGCCTCTATGCAATACTTAGAGCGTATCCGTAAGGCGATGTTTGAGATTGCCGGGATACCTGAGCAGGTGTTGTCTCCTACTCATCAGTATCAAAGTGCTGTTGCGGGCTCACTCGCGTATAACAGCATGATTAATCTCCGCAAGAGCAAGATTACATCTTTCCGTAAGGGCATACGCGAGATTAATGGCTTGATTGTCCGCGTTCTTATGTTGATTGAGGATGACTTCGCAAAGAAGGCTAAGGGCCATCCCGCGCGTCACCTCTACAACACGGATATTGTGTTTGGCGAACCACTCCCTAGAAATGAAAGTATAGAGCTTGATCGCGCTGAGAGGCGTCTTCGTCTTGGCCTGTCATCTCGTCGTTTTGAGATGGAAAAGATGGGCTTATCACGCGCTGAGATGGACAAGATCATGGAAGAAGTACAACAAGATCGCGAATCCTCTTTAATGTTTGAGGAGCAGGCAGGCGCTATGTTATACGAATCGGCGGGCGAGGGTAATCCGTTCCCTAAGCCAAGCAATCCCGAAATATCAGGCGAGAAAAAGTCTGAGAACTACGCGGACAGCAAGGCGACTGATCAAGAGTTTTAGAAAACTATGGAGTAACCTATAATGCCATCTGCGCCTAAAGGGACAGGTCTGCGCGTCAAAGGCGACCAAGCGAGTTACCGATCAATGTCGGGTAGAACGGAGTATGTCTCTGTAAACTCTGCGGACTACCGTACTCTGCCTAGAGTAGATAACCCCAATACTGTAGACAATTTAGTGCGCGCTTCTAAGGTTCGCACACGTATTCGGCGCGAGGTTATTCTTCCTTTATTAAAGGACCTCACTGTGTTGACCGCTTACGCTAAGCTCTCGGAGTCATACACCTCTGAGATGCTGTTGTTCCAAGAGGACATCATTAAGGCAGTGTCACGACATCTTAAGCAACAATATCGCTTGCTCCTTAATATAGACAAACAGATAGACCGCTCTGATCCCGCACACTCTCGGCGCGTAAATCTAGCGATGGGTCAAATCAAGGCAGAGATTGAGTTTGTAAATGGGAGAGCAAGCGGGCTATATAATCGCACCCTCCGCGCACTCTCTCAGGAGATATCTAAGGACAAGCCGGACGCTATTCGCATCTCTAGGCTATTAGCGCCCGCTACATATCAGAACGTAAACCATCACTCCCTCTCTAGGGGATTGGCTTCTATACAGCGTAGCTCTTTACAACGTGCTAGATTCAACGCACAATATCAGCTTTATGCTGAGGCCAATGTTCAATATGTACAATGGCGATTATCAGGCAGCCATAAAGACTATGGCGGATCTGAGATATGTGAGGTCCTCGCAAACACGACAGGAAACCTCGCCTCACGCGCTAGAAGCGATAGAGGTCTTTACTTGTTATCTGAAGCGCCTCAACCTCCTCATCCAAACTGCATGTGCTCCTTAGTGCCTACAAAATAAATTTGCTAAGCCTATCAGAATCGTGTATTATATGTTTATGAAAAACGTCTAATAACTTAAATAAAGTTAATCGTTGCTCATAAAATGTTTGATAAAGATTTGTCCGATATGGTACGTCTGAGGCGTTTCTGTATATGAATACAACGCAGAGTTTCCGAAAACTATGCTTGAATCTGTATGTTATGTTTCTAAAAAAATCTTTGACTTTACAGGACTCCCTCATATTATAGAAGTAGTCCTATCCACTCAAAGGAGCTTATCATGTCACGAGGACCATCACTTAACGCGCAAAACGCACCGTCCGTAGCACCCGTCGAAGGAATGAACACTGAGGTTGGGGGCAACCGAGGCAACGACATGGCCATGAGCGTGCCAAACGTCCCGCGCACTCGTACCCAGGCTCAGGTTCCAGGCGGCGCGCAGATTCTCTCGAACGGCGCAGACGGTATGGAGCGTGCGATGCCACGCATTAGCCAAATCCGCTAAGACCTAATTTATATCCGCTACCCTGTAAGGAAACAGAATGTCCGACACGCCAAACACTACAGAGCAGACCCCGAACGACAATGCAGAGCAATCTGCACCTGTCACAAACGACACTGATACAATCACTCGCCAAGACCTCATTGATGCTGTTGAGAAGGCTCGCCAACAAGAAAAAGATAAGCTGTACTCTCGATTAGAAGACCTCGATTCTTCTAGAGAACAACTTAACTCTAAGCTTGAAGAGTCGGCCGAAATGCTTCGCGTTCTTATGCAAGAGCGCGATGACGCCAAAAAGCAGCTTGAGGAAAAGGCACTTGAAGAGTTGTCTGCTGAAGAGAAGGTCGCACAGCGACTTAAAGCCCTTGAAGAAAAAGAGGCTTCTCTCCAATCACAACTTGAGCAAGTTGCTACTGAGGCGGCGATGAGGGTTCGCGAATCGGAGCTAAAGCTCTACCGCGCTAACAGACTCGCTGAAGTGGGTCTAACGCTAACCGAACTCGTATCAGGCTCTAACGAACAAGAGATTGATGAAAGTATACAACGCGCAAAACAACGTGAGGACGCGATCTTCGCCAAGGCAAGAGAGTCTGTTAAGGCAGAATTCGCTAATAACTTGCCCAAGCCGTCCTCACCTGCGCCTCTTGAGCCCGCTAAGGACTCTGCTCTCGTTGATCCTCGTAAAAAGTTTGAGCTTGCGAATCTTTCTTCACAAGACTTTAACCGACTTAAAGCAGAGCTCCTCGAGAGGGCTCGCTCTAACTCTTAATTCCTTACAGGAGTAAATCATGCCCGTATCAGGCTACGCAGCATCAGGTGCTAATTACGCTACTAGCGTTATCCAACAGACCGCTAACGAGCTTCACCCATTCTTAGACGTATACTCGCTACAAGCCCTCCATGAGGCTCGTGGCGTAATGATGTATGAGAACTTCGCTACTCGTCGTCTCGACCTTAGCGCAGGACCCGGACAGACCATTAAGTTTGTCACTTACGCAGACATCACTCGAGGAACTGAGCTCACTGAGGGTACTAACCTCACTACTAAGAGCATCGCTTCAAGCGTTAAGAGCATTAGCGTCACTGAATGGGGTAACGCGATCTCTGTCTCTGAGAAAGCGCTTCAGTTGTCTTTCGATGAGCTCATGACTGAGAGCTCAATCCTCCTTGGACGTGATTATGCGATCACCCGCGATCTCTACCTCCGCGATAAGCTCGTCTCAGGCTTCACCAACGTCATCTATGGTGGCGAGAAGTCTGCCCAAGCGAACGTCACGTCTGCAGACACTTTTGGTGTTGAAGAGGTCATGAATGGTGTTCTTGAACTTCAGAGCAAGAACGTCCCTAAGTTCAATAATGACTATTATGTGTGCTTCGTACACCCACGACAGGCGAGCTATCTAAGGCGCGACTCACAGTGGCAGAACGCAAACCACTACAAGAACGACGCGCGCGCTCTCTTCAAGGGTGAGATTGGTCGCTTTGAGGACGTGATCTTCATCGCCACTACTCATCAAGGTAACGGCGCGGCTGGTTCACTCGCGGCACAAGGTGCAAATAACGCTGAGGCAAAGGTTCAGGCGGCTACGCTCCAACAAACTGCACCGGGCTATGAGCTTCTCCTTGATGGCGACGCTACTCACGGCGCAGGTGACGCCACCGCAGGTGGCGGTGATTCAGGTATTGATCTCTTCCGCGCTACTATGTTTGGTGACCAGGCATTCGCGCTCGCAGACTCTCTCCCTGTAGAGCTCCGCGACAACGGCGTAGAGGACTTTGGACGTAAGCACAGCCTCGCGTGGTACGCGATCTGGGGATGTGGCGTTCTCAATGAGACTCACGGCGTCCACATCATCACTGCCTAATACGGAGACTACCCATGACCGAAGAGAAAAAAACTCGACGTCGGCGTAAGCCTGTCGCCAAACCATCTAAGGTCGTGGATAGTACTGTGATTTTAGAGAAGGGTGATGTCATCGGTTCTCGACAAGAGGAAGAGACATCTGCGCCTTCTGAGCTACCTCCTCCGAGCGATGCGGTAGACGCTGAAGTAATTAAAACATCAGCGTCTCGCGTGGTAGCTCATAAAGACCGCTACACTAAGATCGTGGCTATCCAAGACTGTGTTGGGCGCAACGGCGGTATTCGCGTTGACATTAAGGCGGGTCAAACCTACACTTTCCCTACAGCAGTCGCGAATTGGCTCATCTCGATAGGACGCGCTAAATAAGGGAGTAGCATCATGGCAGACGTAGCATCCGTAATCCTTCGTGTAAGACGCAGAATACACGATGCGACGTTTAACCAAGAAGGACTCCCTCACTACTCTGATGAGGTCTACAGGGACGCACTAAACCGCGCCCTAGACCGCGTTAACCTTGCGCTTAGCTCTAACCATACGATAGCCATGTTGCCGACAAGAGCGGAGTATCTTGTTGAGTTACGGACTACGATAGAGATGTGCTTTATCCGAGGTGGTGAAGGTACAACAGGTGACGTTACTGATGTGCCTGAACTACCTCCGCAGGCGCTCACCCTACCGGGTGGATTTACTCAGAGTAATCAACAGATGTCCTATGAAGGGCCTCGTTTTTGGTTACGTCTCGCAGAAAGACTAGAACAAGAGTATCGCGACATACTTGATGACGTTTTAGAGGCGCTCTCTGCGGGATCTGCGATCACGATGGGTGTCATGCAACGTATGAGTCATCGAACGCGCAGGAGTATGTCATATTTCTACGATAAGCCACTCGACGCTCCTGATATTTCTGTAAGCGCTTCGGGTAACAACGTCGTTGTTGGGTGGAATCCGTTACTCACCGAATTCTTAGAGACGTATCGCGTAGAAAGATCTCAAGACGATTTTGTCACGTTCACTGAGGTGTTCTTGACGCATAATAATCAGGATAAGTTATTCGTTGATACGGCTGTTCCTGTGGGTAACTACAAATATCGTCTGCGGGTTGTAAACACTAATGACCTTTCGTCATATAGCCCTGTCGCTCAGGTGACTGTACAATGAAGGGCATGTTAAGAAACCAACTTGAGAAGTCTACCAACGACTTTCTTGAGAGATATGGCCGTAAAATTGATTACTACAGGTACTCATCTGTAGCAGACTATGCGTCTCCTTATAGACAGCGTAAGAAGCAATACGCCGACGTTCCTATACAGCTCCAATGCACTGTGCAGGAGCTCATCGAGACGGACGCTCACTCTCCGATTGGGAATGCAAAGCTTAAGACCTTTAAGCTGTGTACGACGCCTAAGCACATCAAACTTGCTTTCCACCCATTGGACTACGACGATCCTAGATTAGACTTAGATCCATCTCTCATTATATCTACTAAAGACAAAATGATTATCAATGGAACAGACTGTCGTATGTATGCAATAGAGCGACATGCCGATGATAACGGCGGTCCTATTTGGTACATCATTAAGGCGAGAGAGACGGTGGAAAATGGGAATTGAACCATCGCCATCTAGAACCGACATAGCCGGGGCTATGCGGAAAAAGTTATATAAAACTATACTAGAACCTATACCGTCGCATATTCGGAAGCTCACCTTGTCGCAGAAGCCTTTTTTTGGCAACACGCCTGAAGGCCAATTTTTGCGTAACAACATGAAGATTTACCCCAAGAATAACAGCTTTACTGTTGGGTTCAACATGAGCGCTAAATTAGGCGACCGATCCATGTCTCAGGTTATTGGTGATGTTCAATCGAATGGTATTAATGTTAGAGACGTCCTTGAGCGGTATACCCGAAATGTCCTGATACCTCAGCTTAAGCGCCGTATAAAGCGAGGACGATAATGGCTAAGACTTTCCCGCAAATCGAAGAAGCATTTATTAATGTATTCTCAGGAATCACAATAGATGACATGGATGGCGCAACTATAGCGCCTTCATTCTTTGTAGATGTTCCCGACGTAGAAGAGGTATCTAAGCGAAAGTTCCCCGCGATTACGATTGATCTACAGACGGTCACTCATGAGGTTGAGATGGAGACATCGGAATATGAGGACATTGTAGAGTATAATATCGTAGACGATACAATCACTACCCGAAGAAAATCGCATTGGTATAGAATTGCCTACAATGTGCATGCTTGGAGTCTTTACGCGCTCCAAGACCGAGAGCTCTGTCGTAAGATCGAAAACCGACTCGCCCCTAGAGACGGACTTACCGTAGACGATGAGCGCTATTGGGTATTCCGACAAGACTTTAATGTCGAAGATGACAACTCAATTCCCGATCAGATGCTCTACCATAAAAGGTGGACTTTTGAAATTTTAGCAGATATAGATAATACAGACACAGATGTGACAACGAAGGCTGTTAAAGAAGTACATCTTGAGAGCTACACTGTGCGAACCAAGCCATTTGGTGATGAGATCGCTCCTGTTGATGATCGAGGTACTCGCGTAAACGCAGTAGACGCCGTGAGACACTTGCACAGAGAGATAAGATTCAATCATTTAACTTACTGGTTCCAACCGGAGGATTAAGATGGCTTACAACACTCCCGGAGTATTTATCAATGAGGAGACTCCTCAACTCACTCCCCTAATTACCGCAGGCACTGGTGTCGCGGGATTCTTGGGCTTCTCTACACGAGGCCCATCTCAATTGGCGGTCGCTCTTGATTCCTATGAGGATCTTCTTCGCACTTTTGGCGCGCCTTACACCGACGAGAGCACTTTTAACTCTGTTAAGATGTTCTTTGAGAACGGTGGTAGCCGGGCGTACTTCGTGCGACTCTCAGACTACGATGTCGCAACAGGCGCTGAGAACGCTGATGCGGCGTCTACTGAGGTCGCGACACAACAAGCAGGCGCACTCACCATTAAGGCAGGCTATCGCGGTAACGAGAGCGTCGGTACCGAAGGCAACAGCCTGTATGTACAGCTCACAGAGAACCCGATGCACCCAAGTGCTGGACGTGGGCAAGATTTGGTTACAGATTTGACCGCGGGTAATGACGTGGTTGAACTTAGTGGCCTTATTGGTATTCGCGCGGGTACGCTACTTAAGTTCTTTACAGATGATTCAAATAACGACAGCACAATAGGCGATGATACTACTGAGTATCACGTCGTTCGTCGTGTAGAGTCTCGCCTTGAATCAGGAGTTATTAAGCACTACGCTTACCTTGAGACTACAATCGTCGCTGCAACAGCATTTAAGGCTGCGACTACTACTGTTGAATCTGTAGAGTACGACGTAGCTGTCTACAACGCGACAAGCGAGCTCCTTGAGAGCTACAGCCAACTCAGCCTCTCTGAGAGCGCGGACAACAACATGCTCGCGATCATCAACGACTCAGAGCTTGGAAGTCGTTTCATCACCCTTGCCTACGCTCCTAACGCGGCAGACAAGGGCGCGCTTGATGTCACAGAGACCATCTTGACCTCTCAGGTACAGCTCTCAGGCGGCACCGCTGAGAACGCAGGTGCGACCTCTGCGATGTTCGCGGGCAGTGAGGCTCTTGGTAAGGGTATTCATGCGTTCGACGCAATCACAGAGCTTAATATCATCTGTGCGCCTCCTACACTGAACCCTACAACGAACACTTGGAGTATTCAGGGTACTGCCGTGTACCACTCACTGCTCCTTCAGTATGCTGAGGGCCGTATGGACGTATTCGCGATCCTCGATCCTGCGATTGGAAAGACCACTACAGAGATTAAGCAGTATCGCGAGACATCTCTTGGTGTTGATACACCTTGGGGTGCGCTCTACTACCCATTCCTTAAGATCCAAGACCCTGAGCGTCCACAGAGCTCGGCAACTATCCTTGTTCCACCAAGCGGTGCTGTCGCTGGGTGCTATGCTCGCGTTGATGCGCTCCCCGCTCCTGATGGTGGTGTAAGCGCGGCAGCAGCAGGCGTAGGCATCAACGGCGTTGTCCGTAATGTTGTTGGCCTTGAGATTCCTGTATCTGATAAAGAGCAAGCGCTGTTGAACCCTGTAGGCGTCAACTGTATTCGCCGTTTGGTTCGCGCGAGTGGCTCACAGGGCATCTTCATCTACGGTGCTCGTACACTGTCTACAGCGGCTCACATGAAGTATATCCCCATGCGCCGTACCATGACTTACATCGAAGAGACTGTACGCCTTAGCTCACAATTCGCAATCTTCAAGAAGAACGGCCCTGAGATCTGGAGTCGCCTTTCTTTGTTGATTGATACATTCCTTCGCGACTTTTGGGAGGAAGGCAATCTCAAGGGGGCATCTCCTGCGGAGGCGTTCTTTGTCACGATTGACTCAACAACGACCACTGCGGTAGATATTGAGAACGGTATCATTCGTGGTAAGATTGGTGTGAGCCTTTTCCGACCAGCAGAATTTATCGTATTCACATTCACTCAGGCACAATCTGGGTCTAGCGTAGAGGAGATTTAATAATGGCTACAACGCTTCTTAGAAATTTCAAATTTAAGGTCACTGTTGGTAACTTGGGCGTTATGGGCTTCCAGAAGTGCTCAGGACTTTCTTCATCTGTAGAGGTCATCGAATACCGTGAGGGCGGCGACGCGATCACTACTCGTAAATTCCCTGGACAGGTGTCGTTTGGTAACATCACGCTCGAGCGCGGAATGCTTTCCGATAATCAGAGCTTGCGTAATTGGCTTGAAAGTATCCTTGATGTGGAGACTACCCAAGCGAGCACAGCTGCGCCTACTCGTCAATCGCTTACTATCGAGGTTCTCGACAACTCAAATCAGGTAGAGCGCACGTTCCGCATCAAGCGTGCCTTTGTAGCGTCTCGCGAGATCACCGATCTTGACGCAACAGGCAACGAGATCCTCATCGAGACTTTAGAGATTGCTCATGAGGGCCTCAAAGAGGAAAACATCGGCACTCGCTGATAAGTTATATAAAACTACCCTTGAACATGTAATAGGATTGTAATGATACCTTCAAATACAGTAATACTCCCTGTCGGCATTGAGAAAGACGGGAAAATATACCGCAAAGTCACAGTAAGCGAAATGAACGGCTTTGATGAAGAGAACATGTCTACGCCTGCCGTAAGGAAAAACGGCGCTAAAGCTCAAAGCATCTTACTGCGCCGTTGTATTCAAGAGATTGAGGGTCTTGTGCCTCTTAAGACTCGCCCGAACCTCCTGATTGACGAGAGCATTGTCCGATCCATGTGTTCATATGATCGAGACTTTTTGTTCTTTAACATCAGGATGATTGGCGGTGTTGAGGATGTTGAATTTATCGCCGAATGTCCCTCTTGTTCAGCACAATCAAAGTACTCTAAGAACATCAGTGATCTCGCTGTATATGAATGGGATGACTCGGAACCTCGTTCGATCAGTATTGATCTTTCTAAGGGTATCTTTGTCGAGGGCAAAGAATACACAGAGTTTGAATGGAAATTCCTGAACGGTGAGCAACAAGAGCGAATCGCGCGACTTGACCAAAACAAGGTCATTAGCGCTTCACTATTTATGGGCTGCCAAGGCTTCCGAGGTCTTGATGATCACGTTGTCACTGAGAATGACTTCCGCATGTTGCCTTCTCAGGCACGCATCGACGCCATGACTCAGATCGCTGAGGAGGCCCCAGGTCTTCAGACCGCGATTGAGATCGAATGTCCTCACTGCTCGTATGAGTTTGAGCACATGTTAGACGTCTCCCTTTTTTTCGAGCCGAAGGCGAAACCGAAGAAGAAAGATCCAAAGCGTACGAAGAAGCGTCGCTTAAGACGCTAAAGGCACTCACCCGCCTAGTCGTCGCCTTTGCAGAGCGATGGCATTGGACACGAGAAGATACCTTGAGTATTCCTCTGTCTCAGCGTAAGTTGTACTATGACCTTTATGAAGAGATAGTAACAAAAGAGCGTCAAGAGATGAGCAGAAAGAGGTGATGTCATGGCGGCATTCGATCCGTTTAATTACGATGTCGAGGTAGATACCTCCAAAGCTAAAGAAGCCGTCGATAAGCTCAACGAGAGCATAGATAAGCTCAACGAGCAGCTTGAAAAGAGCGAAAAGGACTTAGCAGCTGAAGAACAAGCGGTCGCTAACCTCGTTAACGGCATCAACAAGGCCAACAATGTAGTAGAGCAATTCAAATCTGGATTTGACCGACTACATGCGAGCACTTCCGGTGCATTTAGAGAGTCATCCTCTGCCATGACGAGCGTTAACATCGTCTTGGGTAGAACAGGTATGCTCAACGCTAAACTCGCCTCACAGCAGATGGCTAATCTGAGGCAACTAAACGGAACCGTAAAAGGGACAACAAATACCTTTCAAGTGCACGCCACTAATTTAGCAAAAGACTATGAGCTCATCGAGAGTAAAGTGGCCAAGCTCGCAAAGACCACACAATTCTCGTATGTAGAGATCGCGAACATGTTCGCGCAACTCAAGCAGGCGGGCTTAACGACGAACGCCATCATCAACCCTTTAGAGAATGCAAAAGCCTCGATATTAGAGGCTACTTTGGCGCTTAGCGCCGCGTCTCGCGGACAGCTGTCTCTCGCCGAATCAGGACGCTTGCTTGTCCTTAGCGCAAACTCTGTTGGTGGCGGATTAGGCGAGGTTGCGAATAACGCCTCTCGTATGTTGCGCTTGATCAACAACGCAGACATTGGCTTTAAAGACCTAAAGATCTCAATGGAGGGTCTTGCAGGTGCCGGGGCTAACTTGTTCCCTTCTAGTAAGCCCTCTGAAATCTTAGGAATCTTAGGCGCACTCACGACCGCAGGTCGATCTCCTGCGTTTGCAGCACAAGACATCGTTGGCATGGGTCGCGCCATGAACAACTTGATCTCTACCATAATGGTATACGAGGACAAGCAACTAGGCAGTCGTAGCGCGTTCGCTAAGGTCAATAAAGTAGGTGATCTAAAAGATCGGGTAGGCACCCGTATGAGCATGAAGCTCTTTGCGCTCGAGGAGCTTGGCCTTCTTAATCAGGCTCACTTTTTGAACTTTATGAGCGACCGCATAGATTTAGGCAACTTAGAGAATTTCACATCAGGTAGAGGACAAAGCAGGAGACTCGATCCGCAAAAATTAAAAGCTGCGGCGCCAATCTTAGCAGATCGAAATCCCGGCACCCAAGCAGGCGGTTATAACTTTATGCCTGCTGATGACGGACTTGGAGGACAACGACTCCTCGCTGTCCGTAAAGATGTTGGTGGTAAGCAGAGACCAATCCGTGACATCTTCAACATGATCACATTGGCTAAGGCGATTAAGACCGCTGATATTGCTCGGGTCGGTAAGCTCACTGGAGCCATGCTCGACACTCAGCTTACCGTCAACAAGATTGATGGCGAGCAAATCGAAACTACCTTTGGCCAAGTAATGAATCTTGGGTTAAACCAAGGCGTCTTAAAGGATGCACAGAGCATTAGTGGGTTCAAAGATGTAGGCGACCTGTTACTCCGCTCTCGTAAAAATGTAGACCCAAACACAGGGAAAACGCTTGGACCTGATACGGGAGTTTTAGGCCCAAAGCAGTTTGAGGCGCTTCTATATAAGGCATTAGGTACGCAACAGGCGGTCAATCTCCTGAAGGGTATTCAATTATACGAGGATCGCCTTAACGAGATGGACGCCGGGGGGAACTTTAATAAATTCTTAGACGATTTGCAGGACGTAGCCGACGAAAAGGATGCTCAAGCCGTATTCCGCGCAGAGGCTACCGCGCTACAAGACTTAGAGGGACAAACGAGACTGCTTGAGGCTGCCCAATTCTCGTTGCGCGAGGGCATTGGACAAGTAACGGGTGGGTTCGACCTGTTTGTGACTAAGACCGCTGTGAACGTCGTAAACGGCATCGACGACGTTATCCGCTCTAGTGGAGGGCTTAACTTCGCCATTGGCGGGATGACTACTTCGATACGTGGATTCGCTACAGTGGGTCTTGCGCTATCGGGTACGCTCGCGACGCTGTTTAGCCTCGCGCAGATTCAACGATCATCTGCGCTCTTGTTTGGCGGAGACATGAAAAAAGCCTTTGCTATGATCCAGCCGATGATCGGCATATTGGGTAAATTTGCCGTGGTAGCCGGGGCCGCGACTCTTGTGTTCTTTAGCTTAGGCGAGGCTTTTGCATTCATGTCATCAGGAAGCGGGGGATCACTGCTCAAAGGCATCGCAGACACGCTCTCTGAGCTGACAAGAGTCTTTGTTGATGGGATCATACCTATCATCGCTTCAGGAGACGCTGAGAGGCACGTACAGGCCATCGCTCAGGTGACTTCGCATCTTACAAAGGGGCAGGGCGAGTTCTTCCGAATGATCGCTACTGCGCTGATTGATATTAAGCAGTTCTTGGGAGACGTATTTACAGGCTTCAAATTCGTGTTTGGTTTTGTAGGCACTGTTGTGATTACTGCGTTTACGGCCTTCGCAAAGATTTTGTACATCGCTGTGGGCTTCATTATATCTTTGGTTAGCCACGCGAGGAGATTCATCGCAGATATCACCAAAAACTTTGTTCCTCAGGTGGACAAAATGGGGTTGTCTCTTTCTTATCTTAACGACGAAGGTTCTAAAAATAACATAATCATGAGAGGACTCGCTATTATTATTGGTATTGTCGCGGGCTCTTATCTCCTTGTAGCGACTTATACTAAGGCTGCGGCGATTATTACTTCTGTTTGGACAGGGGTAACTGAGATCGCCACTGTTGTATCGGCTGCTTATGGCGGTGTTCTTAATTTTCTCACACTGTCATCTAATGCGTTTACTATCTCTCTTAAGAGTGGGTTGGTGGCTGGAGCTCTGTTTCTAGTCGCCTTGTACTACTTATGGGAGTATGGAGATAGGGCGGGGAAGGTTATGGCAGTGATCGCAGTGATCACTGCGGCGGCTAGTATTGCTTTCTACGTCTTTGGCGGAGCTGGTTACTTCGCTGGAGCGCCGATACTGCTAATCGTAGGCGCGATTGGCCTGCTAGTAACGGGTTTGGTGTTGCTCATTGATTATATTGGCCAAGCTACAGGTTGGTTCAACTTGTTTGGAGAATCTGCTGATAACGCAGGAGATAGTGTAGCGTCTGCTAAAGGAAAAATCGGAGGTGATAAAAAAGTTTCTGCGACCTCTGAGCTTGAAGAGGGTCTTGCTAAGCTTAACGCTCAGGCGATGCCTGAGATGCCTACTATACCTGAAGATGTGTCTGCGCTCACTGCGCCTACTCAGGGAATGGGCAGTTCAATAGCGAAGACTAGTCGCGTACAGATGGAAAACTATTTCACCATCACCGCGAACACAAATGTAGACCAATTAGACCCACAGGTGGCAAGATCTATTGGCGAACAAATCGCCCCCTTCGTCATCAAAGAATTAGAGAGTATCTACGACTTAGGGCCGACGCGCGTCGGGTAAAAGTTATATAAAACTACCGTTGAATATGTAATAAGGAAACAGACATGCCGAACCCGCAACTCGTAAAAGGCCAACTAATACCTTTCGACCCTGTTACTAGGGAAATCACGGGTCGCGATGTTCGCTTCCTGTATAACCCTAATAAGGTCACGACTGAGCATAACCCTGCTTATAGATTTGGTACAGCGATCACAGGCAATCAAGCATTCGCTCAATTTGGTGCTATGTCTCCACAGACCATCTCTTTTAATCTGTTCCTCAGAACAGGAGATCACATATCCTCTGATACGTCCGACATCACAGGACTAATGCAGGATCTAAACTATTTGGCCACACCTCTTCGCCCTAATCAGAGTCCTCCTATGTGCTATCTACATATGGGACAGCTGATACCTGCTATCGTAACCAACGGCGAGTCAAGCGATATTGACGTCGTGTTGGGTGTTGTCTCTCGGCTATCTTTGAACGTCACTCAAATGAGCACTAATCTGTATCCGACACAAGCAACGGCGAGTATCAAATTCACCATCTCTAGGAGGCGCATATGAGCGTTCAGTTTACCGAATCACGCTACATGAGACAAGACTTCGTGACTAACTATGCGGTGGTCTCTGAGAGCCCTATTCGCTTCCGCGCTGATACCGTTCCCGCCTCTAGGGTCACTACTCTTAAGGTCGGCGGTGATGTATACATCGCGATCGAAGGCGAGCGATATAGAGACATCGCCGTGTCTGTGTATGGAGAGGATCATTATTGGTGGATTCTATGCGATGCCAACCCAGGCATTCCTTTAGATAATGGCTTGTTTGGCCTGCAAGCCGGGGCTGCTGTTATCGTACCATCTAAGGAGATCGTCTTGTGAGGTCAAAACAAACAGAGCTGAAGATATTCTCTCGCGATACCGTCGTTGAGACTAACCCATATATTAATATTGAGGTAGTTAAGGCACAAGGCTCTACAAGTACAGGAATGATCTCTCCATTTCTTAGAGAACGCTTGCATAGCTTTAAAATGGTGCTTGACCGCAGGAAGCGCCCGAAGGCTACCGCTGTCTTTCAATTCGAAGACTTTAAGGTCTTAAACCCGTCTCAGCAGTCTACTATTGTGGTGAACGATGTGTCTTTGGGCAATAATATTGTCCCTCATGAGAAAATCCCTGATTTAGACGTATACGACGTGGGTGCCGATATCTTAAGCGAGATCATGCCTTTAGACGCATCCGTTAAAATCCATCTAGGGTATGTCAACTCATACAAAGAGTTTGGCCCTTTTGATGTTGTAGAGCATGATGTGCGTTATCGTCGTGGCGGGTCTGAGGTCACTGTTCAATTCGAGGCTTTTGGCAGATCTAAGAGCTCCACTAACCAAGAGGTGTTCTCTAATGGCTCTATCTATGATGTACTCGCGCAATTAGCATCACGAGAAGGTTTATCGCTCGCGTTCACAAAGAGAGAACTAACTGAGCTTGTCAAACAGGCTGCCCTTAACACAGACGAATATTTTAGCTCCCCTGTTACCGATGACCAACAGATCTTTAACGCCCTAGATCAATTAACCGCGTTGGAGCTTGAGAAGTATCTTGACGTAAGCCCTGAGAGTCCGATCATCATCCCGGCAGGACACATCGCCATTCAACAACTGCATTCTATATTCGCCAATCTAGGGCTTACAATTAACGTCGCTCCTGATGGGCGTATTGACGCGCAGAGCATCTTCTCTACGCCTACTAATCCTCTGATACGCCTCGTCTATGGTGAAGAGTTAATACACCCACAAACAGGGGATGTGACTCAACCCAATGTGAGCGACATTAACTTTGAGGTGTCTAAGCCTAAGATGTCTTATTTAAAGAAGCTCGTTAATCGCGCCGTTAACAACGCCGTAGGAGCAAAAGGCAATCGTCAAAAGATGAATGGACGGCAAGTTACTGGACAAATCCCTGTCTCTGGAACTACGGCCTCAAATCCTGTTACTAACACTAAGGGCAATACAGGGTCTACTTCGTCGAATGCTTCTGTCCCCAATACGCCTCAGACTAAAATTACAGCAGACAAACAGAGTTATCTTAAGACGACTATCGCGCGAAGACGCTTAAAAGGAGAAGTGCTGTCGGCAAAAGTTACGCTCATGACCGGAACGCCTATCCCTTTGCCTTTGTATGCCGTAGAGGTGCTTTTAGACAGCACTTATTACTCTGGTAAGTACATTATAGATAACGTGACTCACAACTTGTCCAACACAGGATATAAGACCTCACTTAAGCTTATTAGACCGCCCAAGAAAAAGAAAAAAGGCAAGCCTTCGTCAAACGCCATGCAGACAATGAATGGGCGACAGGTAACTGGGCAGATTCCTGTTGCTTCGACAACAGCCCCTAGTCCTGCGCCTACAACGCCCACTCCTACGCCTCCTCAGACGCCTACGCCCGCGCAGAGTGCGCCACCGCCTGCGTCGAAGAACGAAAAATTAGGCTCTGTGAGAACGCAAGAACTATCAAAAGAAGCAGATAGCGACTATGAGAGATACAAGCGTGAGAGGCAAGCAGCACAAAAGGCAGAGCAAGGACAGAACTAATGTTTGGACCTACACAGATCGCTGAATCTTTAGAAGGGAGGCACTATGGCTTCCACGCAAGCGTCGTTAAAGAGATTGACGATCCAGAGTTATTGGGCCGCATTCGGGTCTTGTGTCACTCTGCTTACGGCGATAGCTTATCGCCTTGGGTGATGCCCTGTTTCCCTTTTGGCTTAGGCGTAGGAACAGGATCTGTGTCTATACCGCCTGTAGACAGCTATGTTTGGATTACGTTTGAAGAGGGATCATTGGAGTCTCCGATTTACATTGGAGGGTTCGCGCTCACTGCCGATCTAGGGCGTGATTCGGACGGAACGCTCTTAGAGGAATCTGATTCTCATCAGAACAACCAATCGCCTCTTCCTGTCCACGCTCAGGGCTTGCCTAATGGCTCTGATCTTGAGGGATGCGTCCGAAACTTCCGCAACGTGCCTCCATCTAGTTTTGCGGGTCAATATGGCAAGGTGAGCACGACGCGTACTCAATCGGGCCATGTAATAGAGCTCGACGACACTGAAGGTAATGAGCGCATCTTTATCCATCACGGCGCTTCGGGTACCTACTACGAGATACGTCCAGATGGGACGATATGCGAGGTTACAGAGGCGTCTAAGGTCATCTATAATGGAGGGCAATCATCTGTCCACTCAGGGCCATCTGATGCGTCCTATGATGATGAGATGACTGAGGTGTTTGGAGGCGCGTACAGCGGAACGTACTTATCGAGATTTGCTGTTCGTTTTGGATTAGATGATGACTCGCCTTCTGTTTCGATAGACTCAGGGATTGTCCGCGCTGAGGTCAATGACCTTACTATGAACGTCACAGGCTCTGCTTTACTATCTGCGTTCTCTTCTGTGGATATAAACGCGGGGGATGGCGTGACTGTTACAAGCGGGGGATCACGGACTGATTTATCTGTTGCGGATCATAAGATCACTGCGCTTAATGGGTATGACCCCACGCAACTTAGCAACGGAATAGAGATTTCTTCACAGGGTGGTGGGCTATCCGCGACAAGCTCCGACCCTACGGGGTCGATCTCATTAGGGATAGAGGCGTTTCAAATAAGCAACGACGTTGTGTTGGGTAATCTTTCGTTACCTTCTGCGACTAGGCGTTCTCCTGTGGCTATTCCTCTTCAAAAAGAGGGCGTTGTTATGGGTAGTCAACTACAACTCGCCCTTTCAGCGCTTATAGGCATCCTTGAGGTGTATGCCGGAACACTGTCATCGGGAGGCTCTACTCCTGGGTTTGGAGGGCCTAATCCTGTTTTGGCTACCGCTAACGTAGCGCTCGCCACAGAGCTTGGATTATGGGCATCCAAATACGCGACCCCGCTACCTCCTAGAGCTCAACCGTTCTATGCAAGCGATACTGTATTCGTGAGCAAATGACTTTTAGAAAACTACGGAGAAACCTGTCATGTCATTAGCAGACAAACTACAACAGGCCGATATAACTAGCGTTGGGCAGGATATTCCCGCTACTAGCCCTGCCTTTAAGGTTATACGTAAGCACGCAGAGGACTACGCCGACGCCATTAAGCAAGAGATTATTAAATCCGCGCCACAGGCGATCTCTACTACTGTGATTCAGCAGGTGCAAGGCGAAAGCTCTATAGATCTATCGGGCGCACAACCGAACGATTTGTTGACCGTCGTTGGTGGAGAGATTGCCTTTATACCGAGAGGCTCGCTCACTGAGCATCAACACCCGCCGCAAGAGATCCCCACGCCTTCGTTTATAGAAAGTGAGGACTCTGCGACAAGGGTTGATTCGTCCTCCGAAGAGGTACAGATCATAACGAACTCTCTTACGAGATTCACTGTTACTGATCAGGGTCATCTCCTCCCCATGTTAAACTCCCGATACGACTTGGGCAGCGCTGAGAGAAAGATTAGAAACCTCTACCTTAGCGACAACTCTCTGTACCTTGGCGACCATCACGTCTTTGCTGATAACAATCGGCCTTATTTTGATGACAAGGCAATAGACCGCGAGGTCTATACGTGGATGGCGTCTTTTGAGCCGAACTACGGGCAACTCGCATTCTACCCGATGTTTTCAGGACTTGGCAAGTTTGAGATCGCGCACAAGAATATTAACCTAGAGTCTATTGCTGTATGGGTAATCACTGATGGGCAAAAGAGCGCCGACGTAACCATTCACATCGCATATGGGGCTACAGGATCTGAACAAACCTATAGCTTTACTGTGAGTGCCTCCGGCTCTGTCTCTTCGCAGGTATTCACTCCCGATAGCTCTGTGATCTTACTGAAGGGCCAACTCGCCTCTATCTCTGCGTACTCTTCTATTCAGATCGACGCGATCGGCATATCTATGCGCTTAGTTGAAATTACAACTTAAAAATAAATTTGCTAAGAAAAACAGATCTTGTTATTATATATACATCTCATGTGATTAACCTTTAATAATAATCACTTACGATGTAACCCTTGTCTCAACGGAGATTAACTCTATGACACAATCATTATCTCAGCACATGTTCCCGCTGAGCGACGTTGCCCATAAGGGCCTTAATCCTGCACAGATGCATGCCTTAATCGCAGATAAACTGATCACTGATGACTTCTCTTCTAAGGAGCGCTACGCCTTAGCGCCTTTTATTCGCATCATTGGCATTCCTGATAACTACCAAGAGATTTACTCTGCGATGTGGGATGAGAATGTTGTTGATCGCGAGACGTTATTGTCTGTGATCTTCCACAGCCGAGAGGGTAGACGGCGCTTTGAGGCAATGACTGAGGAGCAACGTATCGCCACGGCTACGCCTTGGATCTATCCTATGATGGAGCTTGCTTCCGTTGAGGAGTTTCCGGCGCATGCACTTGCTTCGCTCTATAACGCTACGACTAAGAGGCACCGCCCCACTTTGGTTGCTAAGATGGAATCTATTCGTTACGCCGTAGGCGCTCCCACTTCTGTATATCGGCACTGTTTCTCGTTACAGGGCTTCGCGCTCCCTCACTAAGGATATAATCATGGCACAGTACATTAAATATGTTGACGGAGATGTTCTCCGAATTGACGTTCAGCGCAACGGCAACGAATGGGTTGTAAGAGTCTACAATACAGATGATGAGGTGATTCATTACACTAAGTTTAGCTACAACCCCGACTTGAATGACATCAACAGCTCGTTGTACCTATGGTGACTATGTATTGAATAACGTGTGTCTTTAAGGTAGCCTGAACTTGCTATCGAAAGGACACTGTTATGACCCGCGACCAGGACTATAAGACGCTCTCTGAGAGACATTCGCCCTCTGGGTGGGGCGCTGTACAGACTCCTGAAGAGAGAAAAGTTTCCGAAAACTACCCTACAATCTGTAACGCAACGCCTCCTTGGGTCAAAAAGGGGCAGGACGCAAAAACGTACCTCGCCCCGATTACTGAAACCTTTACTGAGATCAACCTCGCGTTGCGTGAAGATGAAACCGCTCTAGAGAATCTATCTCCTGAGAAGCTTGTTAATGCTATAACCCGCCTAACCGAAACGGCGGGTTTTGTTGTATCTGCTAAGGAGCTCGCTAAAGTAAGGGCTCTACTCGCGCTCGCTAACAAGGAGCAGACAGATGTCTCAAAGAGATTACGACACTCTAAGTGATGACGAAAAGATTCGCGTCGCTACGCTACGCGCTCAACGCTATGGAGTTGGAAACCGCACTGAGCAGCTTAATCGCGTTGGCTTAGACGAGAACGTCAAGACTCCCTCTCAAATATGGGATGATATACTCGCTAATCCCGACCTTTATGGATCTGTCCAAGCAGATTGGAACTCTTTTGGCCTCCAAGACTTGCCGGAGGCTCTCTTACAAGAGAACATTAGAGACACCCTTGACACCGTGAATGTCGCTATAGATGTCGTAAGAGAATTCATCTCTATATTGGAGACAATCGTTGATGCTGTTCTCTTATTGGCTATAGATGGTGCTAACCTGATCGCAGAGGCGTTCAACATCGCGATCCTCGCTTTACAGGCTTTCGTTGATCTCTTTGGCGCGACACAAGTGTCACTCATCTCGGGAATACCTTCTACGATTAAGAGCGCTAAGACTTTACCACTCGCGCTCCAAGAGATCTCACAATCTTATTTTGATATGGCTGATCACCGCCGACCCACAAGCAGATCTGAGAGCGACGCACACCTGTTCTTAGGGTTGTTCGTTACGGCCCCCACGATACACGCGCTCTCTGAAGCTTGGGAGGTGTTTAAGGCTCTGATGCCCCCTAGCCAAAGATTTCAATATAACAACATAGACACGTACAACGCCATAACGAGCTATCCGTATGACATGTACCAAACAGGCCAAGCGCAAGCGCCTAATTGGTCATCTGCACAGCTTAAAGATCTTCAACCCTTTAAGACTACTGTTGATGGCTTAATATCATTGACCAACGCGCTCAAGGTAGGCAAATCTTATACAGAGGCTGTACGCACACAATTGAATATCATAAAGCGACGTGTAGACTATGTTGAACAGACCATACAAAAAATCTTAACGATGATACAGGGCTTTATCGCTGTAACAGAAAGCCCAATTCAGACGCTCACCGTGTATGGAACCGGAAATATAGAAGGCGTCGCTGACACTATTGGGAATGCACATCGCCTCGCGACTTATCCGTTAAACCTAGAGGCGCCTGTTGAGAAGACTGCCTATTTAGGGTTTCACTTTGTGTTAGGCGTAGGCCGAGCAGCCGATGTTATACGCGCAGCATTTAAGATCACTAACATGGCCCAAAACGCGCAATGGAGCGAAAACCTAAAGACGGCAACTAGCGCTACTGATCAAGGTGCTGTTAACATCGCACAGCGCGCTGATGATATTAACTTTATTTGGAATACAAAGGGTGAATGATGTTGAACGTCACTAAGGGTCTATCTTATCCGTTATCATTTGGCGCTAACGGCGGGCTTGCGCGCTCATCTGGATCTCAGAAGATTTTAGCGAATATCAAGAACATCGTGACTACGCGCCTTGGAGAGCGCTACATGGCGCGCGACCTTGGCACAAACATAGCGAGTCATCTCTTTAGCAACATTGGCTCTATACCGTTCGCTGTATTAGCGACAGATGTACGCACCGCAATTCAGAGATATGAGCCTCGCGTACAGGTGATCTCTGTACAGATCAAACAATCTGAGAGCGAAGAGTCTACTCTAAAGATTAATATCATTTACAAGGTTAAGACACTTGGGTTAAGCCCGGAGGTGTCTTTAGATTTTGAGGTTTAACGATGCGCGCGATAGAATCCACTACCCTTAGCGGTTTACCATTTCAGCTTGATGTCTCTGCGAGAGACTATGTGTCTATCCGGGACGCTCTGATTAGATTCATCTCTGATATTACCCCTGAATGGACAGACCGCTCTCCGGGCGACTTAGGCATGAATCTCTTAGAGGTCATGTCTTACGTAGCAGACACGCTCAACTACCATATAGATCGCGCGCAAAACGAGAGTTACCTTACTACCGCGCAAGAGTTGCAAAACGTCAAGGCGTTGTTGTCGCTTATTGGCTATGAGATGTCTACAGGAGCAGGCTCAACTGTGCCTATGTGTATCGTGTGTGATCGGCCTGTTAACATCCCTGCGGGAACACGCATCACGGCGCAAGGAGTTTCAGGTGCTTTTGAATTTATTAATCCTATTAATATAGCGGCTGCGGGTGTATATGCACCATCGAGTGTTGTGGCGATAACCCAAGAGGGTCTTGGGGGAATCCCCGTCACGGCAAATGACGATTTGGTCGCATATTATGGAAGCACTGTACAAGAGTTGTTGGGTACTTCTAATGGTCGTGCCTATCAGGTTTTCACTCTATCCAATACAGACGTATCATTCTCTTCTGTTGCTCCGCTTTATTTGGAATGTGATGGAGAAATTTACGAGCCTGTATCTAACTTTATAGATGCAGAGCCCGACTCTGCGGTGTTTGTTTACTCTATAGACGCGAACGGTGTTGTGTCTGTGCGCTTTGGTGACGGCGTATCGGGTAAGATACCTACTGTAAATCAAGAGATCGCGGCGTCATACCGGACTGGTACCGGTTCAGTATCTAACTCTTTTGGTGTTAATACGATCGTCACGCTATCTAGCTCTATTATAGGGATACAACGTATCTTTAACCCGGTGACGCCTTCGGGCGGTCTTGATGCTGAATCTATATTTGACGCTAAGATCAACGGCCCTCTATCGCTTAGAGCGCTCGACCGCGCCGTAACCCTAGAGGATTACGAGACTTTGGCTCGCCTTACTCCATCAGGAGGCGTCATGAATGCGCGGGCTGATGGCTCTGATCCTTACCGCGTCAAGATTTACATATCTGCACAGGGGGAAAATCCCATACCTTCAGGTCGATGGTACTCTGAGATAGAAGCTGGTACAGGTCTTCTTGGGGCTGTAGGGCGTTGGCTGATCACTCGTAAGCCTGCTACAGCTCAAATTGAGGTTCTCGCCCCTACAGCGGTGCGTTTGTTTATGCGACTGCGCGTGAACGTCAATCGGAATATACTTCGTGAGGAGGTCCGAACGAACGTCTTAGAGAATATACAGACCATGCTTGACCAGGTTAACGACGTATTTGGAAAGAGCCTTCACTTATCACGATTGATCCAAGTAGTTGAAAACACAAGAGGTGTTGACTTCCTGAATGTATTAGAGTTTAGGCGCGTACCTGAGCTTTATTATATCAAGGGCTCTGAATACTCGCCTATTGGCGCATCTATTGATGTAGAGCAATTTGACACCACTGTATCTGAGCGTTATGAGATTGTTTGGCGTAACTCGTATCAATATACTCTAAGGTCTTCAAATTACGGGGATATAAGAGATTCTTACTCTGCGAGAGTCGCTACAGTGTTTAATGTAAATACTGATTCTAACGTATTTTTCTATAACTTTCAAGAGACTGAAGACATCCCCGCGCGATCAAGGCAGATCACCCTTTCGATCAATCTTGGGAACAACACTCCATCTCGAGGAGATGTTTGGGGCTTCGCTGTTGATTCTGCTGTTGGCAACATCAATCTCCTCCCTAGCGAAATCGCTGTGCCTTCGCTAACCGCAGATCAACTTCTCGATCAGGCTTCATATCAAATTGAGATTCTTGGAGGAATCTGATGACGATGGACAACCTTTGGCAATTTAGATTCGTAGATTCTTTTGGCGATCTTGGCCGAAGGTTAGATACGCTTGGAAAAGAAAACCCCATCGTCGTAGAGAGCTACCCTTATCCCGACAAGACAATCTCTGCATTAGAAGGTAATGTTTCTCTTGGCGACCCTTGCGCCATTGTAAGATTCAATGTTCCGGCTACCAACGCCGTTACCCTCACCGGCCGGACACGCATACTCTGCTCTAGCGTCAAATTCGTTCGTGACCCCGAGGAGCTAAACACCTCACTACGAGACATCACTGATAAAGAGTTCAATCTCGATCCCGCAGATACAGACACTCAATACACTACAGTGGTCACTTCGCCTGCGTCTACTATGGTGTATGTCTCTATCTGCTTCGAGGCAGATAGTGGTATTTGGTATTTTAGCCCTCAATACCTCATGGGTCGCACACTGATTCGTAGACCTATAGGGATGTGGGGAGATCGTCTCTTCGCTTCGATGCCTGTATATCAACAAGCACAAGACGACAATAATGAAGACACACTTCTTCGTATATTTAAGCTGTTTGGATCTTCTCTGGATGATGCCTACTCTAGGATAAGCAGACCTTACTCTGCTTACGACTATGAGCGCATCGACGCAGCAGTCTTGCCCTTTATAGATCGGCTTATTGGTTGGCCTACCAACTTTGAGCTTCCTGAAGACCTGCGACGAAGAGAAACAGGAAGCGCCGTTGATTTATGGAAAGCTAAGGGGTCTTCGCGCGCCCTAGAGCTCGTTATGCAGCGCACGATAGGATGGGATGTAGAAATATTTGAAGGTTGGAGGCATGTTGCTCGCACCGCCTACAGAACATTAGAGCGACCCGCTGATTGGATAGAGGGTGAAATTGACTTAGACTCGCAACTACCTGCTGATCAACAACCTACAGGTATATGGGATGACTTATCCGCTAATCAATTAATGACATGGAGCGCCCGAGATGGCGTCCCATTTAATAGCGTAAGCAGTACCATTCTTGTCTTGCCCTCTCCCGACAACGATTGGAAGAATACAAACGGAGTCCTAATACGCCTCTATCCGTCGCCAACCGCAAAGACCACGCTTACTCGTCTAGCGATTGCTAAGGCTAAGAACCTCATTCCCTTGTTCGTCTTACACTCAGCAGACGTGTACTTCGCTATTGTTGACTCCTATCAGGAGACGATGAAAATAGGCTTCTCGTCTGAGTTTGACGATGACTTTGGTAGCAGGCACGCCAACGACATTCGCCTTGACATTTTAGACCACATATCCAAGACTAAGAGCGATAAGTGTCTACTCAAGACATGGACATTGCCTGAACAGAGTACGACCAACGATACGAAATACCGCCTATATCACAGCGAAATAGAATTCACCTGCGATGCAGAAGCCTAACTCTATAGGAGTAGAGCCATGATCCAACAGATGCCTAAAATCTTAAGCGGTAAATGGCGTGATCGCCTCTATCGTGACAATCAGCTTGTGTCCGACACTGGAGAGCGATCTAATCAAATTCAAAATGGTGCTTATGTAGCGGTTGCCTCGCTCTTAGCTAATCAATTCGATATCGCAAGGGTGCCTGTCGAGACTCCAACGACATACGGCATTAGCTATATTGATTATGGCTCTGGAGATCCCTCTTGGGATTTACCCGGCGCTGTAATCAACCAACCTGTGGATGCAACGCAGATCGCCAATGCGACTTATAGGCAAACCATCTCACAAAATCAGATCACCTTTGTTCCTGTGGGCGACCCCTTTGGTGGAAACGGCATTAGCTTAGAGCCTACCAATCGCATTCGCATCTCGCTCACTCTTGAAGAATTAGAGTTTGTAGGACAGCTTAGAGAGTTTGGGCTGTTCTGTCGTTACGGTGACAACGCGGCAGATCAATCACAGGTCAATCAAGGCTTGATCTTCAATTGGGTTACGCACCCGCTCATTGACAAAGATGATAGCTTGCGTTTAGAGCGCGTTATTGAAATCACTATAGAGAATTGTAACTGAAAGAGGATAAGATGTCTGATACTCCAACGCCCAACCTATCCACTCAAGGCACATTTGATCGGAGAAATCTCTATAAGAATGTCCGATTCCAACAAGGCAAACCTGTTTTAGACACAGAGCTAAACGACGCACAAGACATGTCGCTCGAAGAGGTGTTCGCTAAGGCGCGTTTAGATACTCGATTTAGCGGTGTAGAAACCTCTCCCTTTGAGTTCGCTGTCCTCCCGGCAGATGTAGCGCCTGCCTCTGTCCTCAACGAGGATAACTTTGCTATCACTCTAGGGCGATTGCCTACGCGCGGGGGCATCATTGATACGGACAGTCTACATCAGATCGCTGAAGATCAATGGACTATCCCCTACGATGGATTCTTGTACACGCAAAACGGAGGCAACTCTCCTGATGCGTTTGGCAACTACGTCTTCAAGGGCTTCGTATCAGACACTGATCCAACTGCTACTACCACTAAGTTGGTCGATCTATCTAAGAACTACGGCGCTCATCATCTTCTCGTAGAGTCTACGACGGCATTCACCATTACGGATGGCTTACAACCTAAGACGTTAAATGTTAAAACCGGCGGTTGTCGCGTCATGTTCACGAATGCCGTAAATCAGGCTAACGTGAATGTGCCTGTTGAGATTACAGGCGTTAGCGGAACTACCTTGGTATTCAATGCACTGCCCGCAGACATCAAGGTAGGCGATGAATACATTATCTTACCGCCCAATATGTTGGCGCAATCTCGCAACTCTTGGGACTCTGCTGATAACTATGAAACGGTTATTGGGGCTGAAGACAACCCGCTACAGGTGATCTTCATCAATTCTTGGCAAGAAGACATCTCGTCAAATGAAGACAGTAACATCGAGAACCCGAACATTGGCACCGAGACTAGCCATAGGACTCAATTGCGCTGGACTGCGCGAATCGCGCACATCTATGGAGATGCAATCACCACGCTCGCTACAGATCTCTCCGATCTAGGGGAGCATAGCTTCGCGTCATCAGCGCGTGACTTAATTAAGACGCTGATTACCACACAGGAATTTACTCTTGGATCAGACCAAGACTCTTCTTGGAACATTGGCGTTAATGGATTCACACAACAGACTCTGTTACTGTCATCGGGTGATTCTGTATACGACTCGTCTGAAGACCTAGCGCTACGAGATCGTCCGCGTTCTGTCATGGGTACTCAAAAGGTGTCTTCCCCTGTCGTTCGCAAGATGGGCGATGATGGGCTGATCAACTTTGATATCCTTAAGGCGCTTGTAGGGTTGCACTCAACACAAGGGAGCGACGTTGCCTATGACCGCTTCCTTAGTGATCAGACAATCTTGTCTTTGTTTAGCGCCCCATCAAAGCGCCTACACCAAGAGTACCTATATGGCGGTGCGCGCCTGTCTACCCTTCAGGACTACGCTAATAACGCAGCTCCTGCGGGTAAAGATGTGCTGTCTCCTGTGTTTTGGATGTTCAACTACGATCCGAATCACTTAGGTAATCTCAACGTAGCAGACGGCGCGCAAGCGACCATTCCTCGCTTCTGGAAGAACCCACTAACTAGCGCTAACGCAAATGGATTCTTCACGCAGGTAGCAGGCTCTGATCTTTATAGTGTACAGCCTTCCATCTTCATCAACCCTCCAAGGGTCTATCTTAAAGCGAGCGACGCCTCTACAGAGATTCTACGTGCGCGTCAAGCATTCTATGGCGCTACGCCTCATCGCATGATGGATCAACTTAGGGGTGTATATGCGCCTCTTGTCGAATCTAAGCTGTCTCTGTCTGAAGGCGAGACTCTTCGCCAAGTACTGTTCAACTCCCTAGATGGACGTTTAGACTCTTACGACAACATGCTCTTGGCAATCATGGGTCAAGCGGGCATTACCCAACTTCGCTCTGCGGGAGACGCGGGGTCATCTCAATCTTCTGGAGTCTACCGCGTCCTTAGCTGCGGAAACTCTCTGCTAAAAGATACCCACGCCGTAGGCATCGCAAGCTCAGGGACAACTTATCGACAGGCAGAAAATGCGTCTGCTGATTGGATCTCTGCGACCAACTACGGCGATAGCCGTTTGACATTTGGCACGATTGACTTTGAAGATCCTCTCTACGCTGAGAATGGGGCTTGGCCTGTCTCCGGAGAAAATCTTGGCGACACGCGCCCACAGCTGTCTTCTCCGGAATCATCCTACAAGGTAAGAGAGCTCACGAACGGCTCTTACTCTGTTTCATATAATGACGACGCGCTTGGGTGGAACCGCGTAAAGAGCGCAGACGAACAACGTAAGTGGCACGAGGGTATCGCTCAAGCTAAGGCGTTCCGCGATTCCTTCAATCTCCGCAAGCTCGCGATCAAGACAACTGCTCACGCTGAAGGCGATCTCTTCACGATTGATCAGCCTCTTTGGTTTAAGGCGTTTGACTCTAACGCGGATATCTTGACGTTCATCCGAGATAACATTGTTGTTGGCCCAGGCGACGCAGACATTCTCGACGAAGGCTTCTTTACTGCGTTATCTAATATTAGCTTTGGCGGGATCACGCCTCTCGCAAGCAGTGTGTCTGCGATCCGTACACAGCTCGCTGATGTAGAGAGTAATGGCCCTATGGGAATTACCTCTTCTGCGGGTACCTCTTACTCGCCTGAGCTTGGCTCTACTGGGCAATCTCCGCTCACTAAGGCATTAGGTCATGTAGCGACCAACACTACGCTCTTGCCCTTCTTAGCGAATATTAGTGGCTCGTCTTCAATTAGCCGTATTGATCAGGGCTCGTCGCCTTATTTAGATGACATCTTTAACCTGTCTAACTATTACACAGACATGGACGCCTCGTCCGCTAAGATGCTTGAACCGCTTAAGGGTGCTTGGGGTCGGAGAAAGATCACATTAGATGATCTCATCACGGCAAGCCAAAACGCAGGGAGCAATCCGGGCAAAGAGGGTTTGTATATGCCTTCTACGTCTTTGGACTCAAACCGCGCTACTGCTCTTAGGCTTCGCTACCACATCGGTGATTTCTATCCAGGAGAAACTGATGCAAACGGTGTCCCTTCAAATCTCCTTGTAGACAGCCTCAACCTGTTTATACGCATAGAGCCACTGAGCTTTGCTCATTGGATGACGATGCCTAAGCACCAACACTCTATCTTAGAGGGCTCTATGGATCTAAGTGAAGCGATTGCGACGCTCTTAGACCTCTCTAATGGACGTGGTATCCCCGATCACCTGTATACGCTTACAAGCGCCTTTGCTTCGCGCACAGACACTTCTGATTACCTCTTCATCGACGAATCAGAGGGCAACGTGATTCCGAGGGCAGCGCTCGATCTTAATAGCTTTGCGCTGTCTAAAAATGAGCCTGAGATCATTATCAATGGCACGTATACCCTTCAAGAGGCACACGCTCGCTATTACAACTCTGAGATCGCTCTCGCGTTTAGAGAAATAAACTCAGAGCTATTCTCTGCCCCCGGCAACCAAGATGGTCCTAATGGCACTGATATCATATTTGCGGTCATCTTAGGCAATGAGATTGACATCACTTCTGTGTTCCCTGCCGGTGGTGATGCCTTTACAATAGATAACTATTTCCAAGAGATTGGGGTAGAGGCAAACAACGGTCAATATAACCTATTAGCAAAGTGGATATCAGGAGATCAATGGAAGCCATTGTTTGATCGCTGGGCTTCTGCACGCAACCGACCGCTCTCAGCGGACGTGCTCGCTGATCCATCTTTGACCGAGACGGCGCTAAAAGACTTCTATCTCGCTGTAGCGTCGCACCTTAAAGATGTACTTAGCTCGTTTATGTACAACTCCTCGACGATCTCTAAGGCATTAGACGGCCTTATCGACTCAGGAGCTTTGCGCTCTGATAAGCTTTATGATGTGATCGCAGACTTAAAGAATCCTAATAATCCTGCGACAAGCGGATTGGCTACCACTACGCCAATCATTAGCCGTTGGCTTTCAAACTTATCACCAACTGCGATTAAGCGGATGTA